CATGTTCGGGAGGATCACCGTCTGGTCGGGCGCCGTCAGGATGTCGGCCGTCTCGGCCATGAAGTGAACACCGCAGAACACGATGAACTTCGAGTCTCGCTCCCTGGCCGCCATCTGCGACAGCTTGTACGAGTCGCCCCGGAAATCGGCGTACTTGATGACGTCAGGTCTCTGGTAGTGGTGGCCCAGGACGACCACCTGCTTGCCGAGCGCCCTGCGGGCCTCGGAAATGCCACAGTCGATCTCTTCGGGCGACAGCTTCAAGTACCGGATCGGGACCTTCTGCCAGCGAACGCCGGAGGCGAACTCCTCTTCGAGCGTCTTGGTGCGAAGCGTTTCGGTCGTGCAGAACGCCGACTGTTCGAGTTCCGTTATGGGAACGACAATAGGCTTTCTCAGTGCTGTGGTCATTCCCTTCTCCCTGGCATTGCTAGATCGAGCACTCCGTTCTTTATTGAGTACTCCTATTATCTATTAGCATCTATATATTTTCTTTTTCACTGAAACAATCTTCAACAAAAATAATATTTTTATTTTTTCTATCATTTCGTTTCCATTCAAACCAAGACAAAGTTGCAAAACTAGATATCATTAATATAGTAAATATTAAACCAATTACAAATACAATTATACTAAAAAAGATTAATTCAGTTAATATCATAAAACTTCAAGTGCATCAAAATTAAAAGTTTCTTTAAACAGAAACCATTTCAATTTGTCTGAAGGAGAACTAAAATACTCGAAACCAAGAGGAATTTGTGTTCTTGAGATAAAGCCATTAAGAAACATTTCGTCTAAAATGATCTTATCTTCTGCTTGAACTAAAGAAGTCACATTATTTGGAATACGTCGTGGTAATTGGTTAAGTAAAAATAATTTTAAAGCTAATTTATCCACCATTGATCTTCGCATTATCTTTTGCTTTTCTATAAGCTTCCCCGACTTTATATGATAAACTTTCTTCATTTAAATCCTTTATTCCGGACCAAGAAGAACCAATCATTAGCTTCTTGCCAAGATGATCCCCATATGGGGCGTTAGATGGATTAAATAGAGCAAAGTCCCAAGAATGAGTTAATTTTGGTATTTTATCATCCATTATATCAAGTTCTTCAGGAGAAAGATGTTGACTCTTAATCCACTCTAGGATTTTTGATTTCTGCGAACTCGGTGAGTACTGCTGCAATGCTTGTTGTTCGGTTTCTGGGGATGATTCATCTCTAAAAGGAGACACCATTTCGTTTAATACAAAATTTTCACGAATAAAGTCTTCTACATCATTAAAATCTCTTGTTCTCCAAGCCCTGGAAATTGAAGAACAGAATTGTTTAAGATTAGGTCCAAGTGCAATATCAGATTCCGGGTCTGCATCTTGTAAAGCAAAATCAAATCCTTGTAATGCCCACGCATAACCACCAACGTCATCGTTCGCTAATAACGATATACTAGGGATACCAAGTATTTTATAAGCGTGTTCTGAGTTTTGGAGAATATCTGTTCCAATACCTTGGTTCTGATATCTTGGTCCCAAGAAGAATGAAGAATGATAAACTGACGAGTCAATAACATTAGTATTACTAGGATCAGTTGTTTTACGAAACTTCCGATGAAGCGATCCTATTTTTGCTCCAGACGCATTTCTTATGCTAGCTTCAACGTTTAAACTGTGAGAATTACTGATGTGTACGTTGTTTATATCGTACGAAGACCAATTTCTCATTGGTTCTATTGATACAATATCAATATTAATACCTTTTTTTGAAGTTCCAAATGCAATAGACAAAAGTGCGGCAGCATCTTTTCTTTCAAACCAATTATTAATCATTTCTTTGCTTCGTTCAGAAGAATACTTGGCATAATAAAATATCCCTCCTCTTGGTCCAGTTAAAATTGGTTCATTATGTGGAGAAGTTTGCCCAGGTTCAATATATTGTTTTCTAGCTTCACCAGAATTCAAATGATTTTCTCTTTCACCGATTTCAAATCTGCTAATAGGAAATTCTTGTTTTAACAAACCGTCCTGTTTTCTTTGTCTGATAACCAAATTTAAGGCTGCAGCTACATCTTGTGTAGGATAAGAATATAGAGATCTATGAGGATTTTTTATTTCATCCGTCGACCAATAGAATCCAAAGTTTCTCGACCCCGGAATTTCTAATCCAGCTTTCTCTAAATCCTCAAGAAATACTAGATTCTCTCTTGGAATATGACGATTTACTGCAAATTCCGGCTTAACAAAATTCTTCCAAGATTCATGATCATGTAATTCTGCTTCTTTTACTTTAGGAACAATTAAGTGGGGAAAATCGGTCTCTGGAATTGTATCAATATTTTCAACATCAATAATTCTTTCCAAACCTCTTTCTGGTTTATATCTGAACTTTACATGATCGTTTAAGTCATAAACTTTCGTTTCTTTGGCAATTCCTGGGGAATGTATTATAAAAGCTGTTTTAAATAGGTCGCTTTTTTTAACGGTGTCTTTTTTAAAACCATAGTGTGGAAACGAATAAACCATTGGTGGTCGATCCAAAATTTTATCTAATTTTGTAGTTATTACTCCACGATCATGTCCATCTGGATGAAGACCTTCATTTTTAATTTTATTTATAATTTCAGTTGGATTATAAATAACATGAGGTCCACTAGCAAATCCTATTTTATGCCTCCCAATTCCAGTTCCGGTAGTAGCCGGAGAACCACCAATGCTTTCTTCTGAAACATTCAAAGGAATTTCTTGCTTATTTAAATTAAGTAACTCAGAAGCATTTTCTTTATCTTCAGAGTCAAGCTCTTCTTCGATAACTTTGTCATTGAGATTAGGTGTTTGGTTTAAAAAACTTGGTTTATCTTCTGAAGTTAAAACATTAAGAAGTGGTTTTCTTTTTCCACCTGAAACTACATCTGGAGAAGAAAGAGGGTCTGGATCCCATTTTTCATTAACCCATTGTGTTGATTTTTGTATTGATTCTTTTTTATTTTGCATTATAAAACGAAGAATAGGTTTAAACAAACCAAGTTTGTAATTGTCAATTTCATCTTCAGTAATCCATTCAAAACCACGATGTTCTTTAGATAATTTTGGAATCATTTCATGATCAATATTTGCTGAAAATATAAGAACCAATTTATTATTTTCACCTAGTTTTTCAAAAGAATAAGTTAAAAATTTAAGATGATCAATTCCAAGTTTAGTTTCTTCATGAACTTCTCTTTTTAACGCCTCATCAGATGATTCATCAGTATACATTTTTCCACCAGGAAGATCCCACCATTCTGAATCTGAGTCTCTTAAAATAAGGACTTTTCCTTCCGAATTAAAAATTCCAACCTTTTGTGAAATATCTTTTTTACTTTCATCGACAAACTTTTGAAGAAGTTGGTAATTTCCAGATCCTTCATTAATTCTTTCAATAGCTGTTTTTGGATATACGCTTCCCTGACTTACCAGTGCAGTATCTTTTGTGCCGGCTTTAGCTGAATTTGGAGCGTCACCGACATTCTGTGGAACCATTGCAGATTTCTTTTCCCCTTTCTGTATTTGTTCTGGCTTTATCTTAAATGGATGAATATCATAAGCTCCACCACCATAATGAGTAAGTTTATCAGACAAACGATTAGTTACGTCTAGAGGCTCAATATCTCCGGAATAATGAACTTCAAGATCTACGTCAGAAGCAGGAGTTGGAGAGCCTGAAGCATAAGATCCTCCAAGTTTAACTTCATGAATTTTAACTTCTGGAACTAAGCTTTGTGCCGAAGAATGCAAAGAATCTTTTGTCCTATTAAAATGGTTGACAACAGAAGATTTAAAATTAGAGAAATCCTCTTCTTCTTTAACTCCTGATGTAGGTGACGGTGCTGCTGCAGACGGTCTCAGTTCTGGATAGTCTGCAAGAACCTCCGGTGGAACGGGCTTTCCTTCCTTAAGTGCCTGTTGCACACTATATTTGTGGATTAATCGTCTTGCATCATCCGAGGTCGAATGCTCTTCCCATTCTTCTTCTATAGGTGCTCCAAACGAGGCAGGTAAAACAGGATGCTTGGTTCCACGAGCTTTGAGTTCATTAAAAACCGCCTTGGCAGCCCTGCCACTGAGTAGTCCCCTGTTTTTATCAAGACCCATCTCTAATACTTCGTTATTTGGAGTTAAAGTTGCCGCCATGACAGGCTTACCCTTGGGGTCTCGGTAAACAATATGAGTCATATATGAACGCATAAAGGGCTCTTCTTCAATTGACAACCCAGGCTCGCCACTCCCAACCCGACTCAACAAAATACTTACTAAGTCGATCTTTGGAGCGTCACCGACAAACCTCTCCCGAGTCACCTGCCACGGGTGCTTCAGGGGTTCTGATATCTTATCACGCCACCATGGTTCTTTTGAAATATCTTTCTTTAATGACGTCATATAACTATTACCTATGCATAATCTATCTCAGGAAGGGTATGACCAAAACGACTTCGAAAATTTTCTCTCTCTTTACTGTGTTTGAAACTCCTTTTTAGCCTATCAACTCTTTCTTCTGTGAGAATTTTCCTTATCATATTTGCTGCATCTTGATGATCACGAGCAGCAGCAAGTAAACCGATAACTGTATCATGATTTTCTTTGGGGTCGGAGTGTGGAGACGTATCAAAAGCCTCGTTAGCCTTTAATCGAAATCTATGGGCAGCCTGGGAGTGGACATCATGTAAGCTTCTTAGATTCATGGGTCTATCATTAATACTAGGATAATGATAGAATACTGTACTTATTGGTTCACCAGTATCCGGATAACTACCACTATAATGATGAATAACTCCGTCCCCCCATTGATTCTCTCCCGAAAGTTTCTTCCTATTCACCGGATAAAACTCTGGTGGCTTCCATGATTCAGCTTCATCTGGGCTTACTCTATGATCAAGACCATAACTGTTGTAAAAAGCCTTTCGAGCAGCTTCGGCGGCATGATGAGAGGCAGCCGCCTTGTGACTGAAATGTTCTGTCGCCTTTCTAGTACTTTCGAGATTATTTGGTGGATAAACTGAATGGGCTTCAGGGTTCCAAGCTAAATTAGCTTGATTACGATGATGCATGGCTTGAGCCATATGCTCGGCCGGAGACATCTTTTGGTTATGTTCAGAACTAACACCCCCATCATAATTGTACTTGATTCCACCAGTCGGAGTTATCTCCCTGGAAGCATAGGTTCCAGAAGCATTTCCCTCCCCCCACAGATCAGCACTATGTTGTGGATGCCACCATGTTGTCTCCATTGCATCTTTGTACAATTTTTCATTCTCTGAATGAGATAAATTTTCCTCTTTCTTTAAAGATTTAAACCAATTTGGATACATTTTTGTTAATTTCATAATTTTACCTAATTCTTAGGAAGTTCATGACCAAAACGCCTTTGAAAATCTATTCTCTTTTTACTAGGTTTTGATGTCAGAGCTTCTTCAATACGAATTTCATTAATCAAATTTGCTACCTCTCGATGAGTACGAGAAGCACCTATTAAACCCATAACCACGTCATGCTTTCTCTGAGGATCGTCTCGAAAAGTATCTGAATTGTGCTGTTCCACAGCCATTAATTTAAGAGCATCACGTAATTCGGTGTGGGTCTTATGTAAAGCTCTCAGATCCATAGGTTCCCCCTTATCATTAGTAAAAGGGGAGATTATAACCGAATGATTACCACTATAAGTGTGGATAACTCCCTGGTTCTTGGCCCCAAGGTGTTGTTTACGAACAGGTTCAAACTCTGGTGGCTTCCATGATTCATATTCTTCTGGTTTCATTCTTGGATCTAAACCATGACCAAGGTAAAAAGCCTTCCGACCAGCTTCGGCGGCATGATGAGAGGCAGCAGCTGAATGAGCTTTTGCATTATCATATATATTGTTAGCTGTCTGGACCGTGACTTGCGGGTAATCGGGTCCACGGTCGGTAATCGTATTAAAATAGTTCTGTGTTGACTGCAAAGCATCCACCCAGTGACTCAGGGCTTTATTCCAATGATCCATTGGAGTCATATCTTTTTTATGTTCAGAACTAACACCCCCACCATACTTGTAAATAGCCCCAGTCGGAGTTATCTCCCTGAAAGTGTAGGGTCCAAAATCATTTTCCTTTCCCCATGGATCACCACCATGATGTGGATTATGGAATGACATTGCCATTGCATTTTTGTAAATGTTCTCATGTGATAAGTCCTCTGGAGAATTTTCCTCTTTCTTTAAGGATTTAAACCAATTTGGATACATCTTTGTTAATTTCATAATTTTACCTACTCATCAGGGAAAGGAAGTGAAAAATCAAAACGCTTCAAAAATTTTTCTCTTAGATATTTACTATTGTCACTGACGTTGCCTCCAGATTCCGCAGAGATAATTTTATCAATTATATCTGCTGCATCTCGATGAGCACGAGAAGCAGCAATATAACTAACAACCGCTTCATGATTTTTCTGGGGATCAGAATGGTGAGGGTTCTTATAAGCATCTTCAGCCTGTGATTGAAATTGGTCACGAAACTGGGCGTTGACATCACGTAAGTTTCTCAGATTCATAGGTTCACCATTACCAAGCCAATGGGCAATTGTAGTCTTTATTGGTTCACCATCCCGTGAAGTACCCTTAAAAGTGTAGGTAGATCCCCCATTCGATCCTGGCAAGAGTTTCTCTTCATGCACAGGTTTAAACGTTTTTGGCGTCCATTTGTTGATATAAGTGAGTCTCATATGCGGTTCATTAATGTACTCAGGAGAAGACATATAAGCAGCTCTCGCAGCATGATGAGTTGCAGCTGCCCTATGAGATAGGGCGGCGCCGGGATAATGACCAGGATAACGCTCCTTCAACTCCGCTTGATTTATATGATGCTTGGCTTGATTTAGATGATCATATGCAGACATCATTGACCAGTCTTTATGTTCAGCAGTAACACCACCAGGATAATGATAAGTGAATCCATTCGGAGTCATCTTCTCGGAAGTGTAGGTTCCATAGGGATTTCCATTTCCCAATGGATCACCACCATGTATTGGATTATGGAATGAAAGTCCCAGTGCTTCTTGGTGAATTTTCTCATTACTTGGGAATCCAGCCGAAGGATTTTCTTCTTTCTTTAAGGATTTAAACCAATTTGGATACATTTTTGTTAATTTCATTAATTTTACCTCTTTTTTGTTGTCTTTGGTGTCGTTGTCTTTGATGTTGTTGTCTTTGGTGTCGTTGTCTTTGATGTTGTTGTCTTTTGTGATGTGGTCTTTTGTGATGTGGTCTTTGGTGTCGTTGTCTTTTGTGATGTGGTCTTTGGTGTTGTTGTCTTTTTTGATGTGGTCTTTGGTGTTGTTGTCTTTTTTGATGTAGTCTTTGGTGTCGTTGTCTTTTTTGATGTGGTCTTTGGTGTCGTTGTCTTAGGTGACGGTGCTGCTGCAGACGGTCTAAATGCTTCCTCGTATCGGTCGAGCAAATCTGGAGTCAGCTTTCTAAAGGGACTTTTTGAACGTATCCACGATTCTGGATAGTCTGCAAGAACCTCCGGTGGAACGGGCTTTCCTTCCTTAAGTGCCTGTTGCACACTATATTTGTGGATTAATCGTCTTGCATCAGACGAGCTCGGCTGACCAAACCAACTAGTTAAAATCTTCTGTTCAGGATGCTTGATTCCACGAACTTTGAGCTCAGTAAAAATAGCATTGGCAGCCTTGCCACCGAGTAGTCCCCTGTTTTTATCAAGACCCATCTCTACTACTTGGCCATCTGAATCTAAAGTTGCCGCCATGACAGGCTTACCCTTGGGGTCTCGGTAAACAATATGAGTCAATGTGCTATAGCGACCATGCAGAAAGGGCTCTTCTTGAGTTGACAACCCAGGCTCGCCACTCCCAACCCGACTCAACAACTCACTTACGTAGTCGGGGTCCGCTTCTTCAGCGTTCCCGACAAACCTCTCCCGCATCACCTGCCACGGGTGCTTCAGGGGTTCATTGACCCAGTCGTCTTCGTCGTCCTCTATACCATCACGCCACCATGGTTCTTTTGAAATATCTTTCTTTAAGGATCTAACCCAATTTGGAAACATCTTCGTTAATTTCATAATTTTACCTCTTTTTTTAAATCATTCTTTAAAAGTTGTCATAGATTGATTAGAAGGTTCCAATTTATCTGTGGCTGTCTCGACTATCCCACCCAACTTTTTTTTCGCATCTAAAGCCCAAGACTTTATATAGTCATCAAGAGAAGAGCTAAATTCTTCTACGACACGACTTGGAAAAAGATTATTCTTCATATTTATAACTCCCAACATACCCTTCTCGAGCTTGAGGAGAATTCCAACCTATTAAACGATGGAATCCATCAAACCAATAAATATCAGCTATATTTGTATCTAGATTCAAAATCAAAGATATAGTAACTGGCTTCCTCTTTTTACCTAATTCACGGAAAACATGTTGTTTACGTTCCATAATAGCATCCATTTTGCGATGGCCCCATTCTTCTTTTGCTTCATCAGAAGCATCTTTTAACCAGTTTGTCTCTTCCTCCCCTTGTTCACCTATAGTAACACGCCACTTCTGAGAGTCTGGTTGATTAAGAGATAACCCAGCCTTAACTTCGACTAACAGGTCTCCGGCAATTAAATCTACAGGATAATTACCTCGTCCAACATTTAAAAACTGAACATCCTTGTGTCCTTGATCAATCAAAAATCTATGAGCTATACTTTCACCAAGCGTTCCAGTTTTTGAATGGGAAAGTTGACGTGTACCAGTAGGTTTACCTTCCCACGCCCTATCATTTACTGGAGTTAATCGAACTCGTGGCTCACTAATTAACTTTTTCTCTTCCTCAGTCATAGTTTCATCTTGTGGACCATAATCTCGACCGGCAGCCTCTGTTAGAGTTGATTGGGACGGAACAGTTTCTTGTAAACTAACATTTGGTTTTAATTCAGTCGTTGTTGGTTTTACTCCAGTTAAAACTGAAATTTCAGAAGAATCTTCTTCTTTTTTAAGAAAATTATCTAAATCTTTTTTTCTCTTTCTAGTATCTCCACCATAGGTCGGAGTAAAAACTCCAGAATCAGAAGAAGTTGCTACAGTTCCTGTCCCGCCCCCATCTCCACCACCGCTTTCTTTACTAAGATTAGAACGAAGATTGGAAATGACTAACCATTCAGCAAACTGTTGAACTGCAGATTTACGCAAGATCGAGGTTTTCAATGTCAAGCTTCTCCGGTCTGTTTACTTGTGTTTCAAATCTACTAGCAGCAACAGTTCTTGGAAACCTAAATTCTCCCGGTTCAACTCTAAGTAATTTTGTACCAGAATATTTAGCTAAATAATTTTTGTCTCCATGTTGAAACCAAATTTCTGACATGTCTGGAGAAACTTTTTTAATGTCTGGGAAGTATCCCTGATCAATTAATTGAGACACTTGAGTTTCAGCTTTTTCCATTAAATGTACTCCAGTTCCAGTACCACTAGATGGATTAGTTAATGATCCTTTGCCTGTTCCAGGAGTTGGAATTCTTTTAGCTGGAGAACCAGACACGCTTCCAGACGCCGTTCCACCATCTTGGCCAGGAACTGCCCCACCAGCTCCAGCAGCCATACCCATCATCTGTTGTTGCTGTTCCATGAGGCTAAGAAGTTGTCCTGAAACAGTGAAATCAATTTGATCAATTCCTACTCCCTGGCTTCTTAATGAAACTTCCGCACCCATCTGTTGAAGCAATTGTGCAATTGCAATTTTCAATTGAGCAAACATTAATCTTGTCGCTTCTGCTTTTTCTTCAGGAGTTGGAAGTTGAAGTGTCCAGTCAGTTATTCCAAACGCTTCCATAATAACTGGAAATACTTTTTCATGATAAATTCTTTGATCACCCTCAACTACTCTAGACATAACAACAAGTTGTTGAGTCGCTGTTTGCATACCACCAAAAGCTTCTGGAGATCCTTGCCAAGTCGGAGTAACACCCCACATAGCAGCAACACGCTCTCTAATTTCTTGTCTTACTGGCAAATAATCCATTTCTTGTAGAGTATGGAATAAACGAACCATATCTACTCGACCACGATTTTGTCTATTCGAGACTGCAACCATTGGTATATAGTTCGGATCTTGTCTTGTTTTAGCTGCAATATTCTCTCGTTCAACTTTCAATGATTCTGGATCGTCTGTAAAAACCATAATCATTGAAGCTGGCATTTTTCTTTCAAAGAAATAACGATAAAGGTTTTTATCCATTGCAATTAGAGTTAATGCTTTTTCAAAGATTGTTAAGATTGGGCTCCAACCATAAGTTTCTGTTGCCCGGAACTTTGAATGGTGAATAATCTCTGAATCGAGAAGATATAAAACTCCATTTGCATGGCGGTAAACCCACATTGCTGGAACCAGGTCTAATCCACAGTCTTCTACATCACACTTTCCGGGTTCATTTTTAGATTTTTCATCACGATGAATATAGCAAAACCAATTAGAATTTTTTGGCAATCCTTGAGAATCAAGATCAATAGTAACAAGGGCGGGATTTAAACGACGAATTTCTTTTATTTTTGAACGTATTTTTCCATCTTCAGTTCTAGCATATTCTTTGGCCAAATAAAGAAATCCATCGTCGACTACATTAATATCTTCATGAAACTGTCTAAGAATTTCTTCAAATGAATTATCAAATACATTAGCATCTTTAAAATATGGTTCAAATTTTGCTTTTTGAGATTCGTCTGGTTCAGAGAACTCTTTAGATTGACAAACTTTGCATACCTTTTGTACATCTTGATATTCAGTTTTACAATTTTTACATTTCACTGCAAACTTTGCCTTCCAAAGAATTCCTCTTCGGAAAACCTCAGAGACTATATGATGAATTGGAGCTCTAACTTCTTGACAAACAACTGAAATTGTTTGAATATCTTGAACCAAGAACTGGCGATAAGCCATTTGATGTTGAACCCACATATTAATGACTTGATCAATTCCGAGAGTCGGAAGAGCAAATCTGGAGTCAGCATTTTTATTACCTTTTTCCAAGAAAGTTCCAGTCTCATGCATTTCTGAAAGAAACTTAGTTACAAAATTAAGATCAGCTTCTCGTTTAACTAAAGCTGGAATTTCAGGAATAAAGTCTTTTAGTTTCATAAATTATGCTCCAATATAAAATGGATAAAGATTTTGATAAATAAAAGTCATTTAATTCTCCATTGAATCAATTGCTAATACTTTCAAAATATTGTCCATAGCATGCTTTTTAAGGGCGAAAGATTCTGTCATTGGAGGTGCCTCTGGAGTTTTTGGTTTAGCTAAAAGCATTTTCTGAAGATTTTCTATTTCGGCTTTATAGGATGAATTCTTTTCTGTCAATCTCTCAACTTCCTCTGAATTTGATGCGATCATAGCATTTTCAAGAATTCCCATTCTAGTAGCAGTTTTTACTAGATCAATAAAAGCTGCTTCAGGAAGAATTGTTAATGCTGGATGATCGTCTTCAATTTCATCTTCAATATTAACGTTCTTCAAACTTGGATGCCAGGTATCAAGAAGTCTCCAAGTGTGAGTTTTTTCATCATATTGAGAAGAAAATCTATTTTCTCTTTGCTGCAAAGTACTTCCCATAGTTGTCATTTCAATTCACCTCAATTAACTTGTATAAACAACATTTCTATTCAAAGAACACATATATTTATAATAAAAATTTCTTATTCTTTATATTGTATTTCAAATCTAACATTTACTCCATCCACAGCTCTTACATTTAACGCAACCTTCAACATAGATTAAACCCATTGAATCCTTACAACTCTGGCAAAAAGAATCAGACAATTGAGTTCCATCTTTAACGTATTTCTTTAAGGCTCGAGAAACTCCATTTTTCCATGAATTTAACTCATCTGTACCAAAATTTAAGCTTGAAACAAGCTGTACTGCATATTGAGTTGGCATTCCATGCCGAAGAGTAGCAGATATAAACCTTCCGTAGTTCCAAAATTCTTCATTAAACATTTCATTCAGAGCTTCAATCTGCTTTTCAACGTCTTTATCCTTATAGATAAAATTGTATTTGCTCTTTCCGTCAATTTTAATTTTCCTAATGCTACCATAATCAACGGAATTAGGAACTACAAATTTATCTTGTTTTCCAGTAAAAATTTCATATGGTTTACCTTCATACAATCCAACAAATGCAACCCATTTTTCCCCATTATTTATAAATCGTACTACATCAGCATCAAGAACTCTTGGACGCTTTGGAGCATGATGTTCTTCAAATAATTCTTTCTCGGCTTCTTCTTTTGCAGTTAAAACACCACTTCTAGCACCAGATCTATAAATTGTGATTCCTTTAAGACCAGATTTCCAAGATTTAAGATAAATTTCAGCTACTTTATCGACTAGTACGTTTTCTGGAAGATTAATTGTAGACGATATAGAATGTGTCGTCCATTTTTGTACAATTGATTGCATTTCAACCCGCTTAATCCAATCAATTTCTTCGGCAGTAGAACCAAAATAAGGGCTCTTTGTAAAGTCTGATTCTCCTGTAATTTTCATCCATTCTTTAAGCTTTGGATGAAAAACATCATATTCTTGCCACTTATCTCCGAGGCTATCGACAAAATCAACTTTTGAATTATCGTGAACTTTACGTCTTCTCTTATATGAAAGCATATAAGCTGGTTCTATGCCAGATGAGGTTTGAGATATAATTGCAGTACTGCCGTTGGGTGCAACTGTCGAAATTGAAATATTACGTCTACCATATTTTGACATTCTATCATAAACCGACGGAAACTCTTTAGAAAACATCTTAACAAAATCTGACTGAAGTTCAATCTCAGAATTGTAATCTGTAAATGCCCCACGTTCAATGGCCATGTCAATGGAAGATTCAAATTCAGCTAAACATTTCATTTTCATAATTTCATTTGTTACATTCATTGCTTGGTCGGAATCGAATTTAAATCCCAAAGCTGCAATCACATCACCAAGGCCAGTAAATCCCAACCCGGTTCGTCTTCCGAGCATACCATTTCGTCTTAATGCTATCCAAGTTTGTTTTTCAGTAGCTTTAATATGCTCCGGCTCCTTATCTGAATCTATTTTGTTGATAATTCGATCAATTGATTCGATTTCTAAATCAACAAGATCATCCATTAGCCTTTGTGCCTTATAAACCACGTCGTACCAACGTTCATAATTAAATTTAGCTGATTTAGTAAATGGACTATCTACTGATCCAAACATATTCAACGTAATTAAACGACAACTATCATTTGGATTAAGTGGCAATTCTCCACACGGATTTGTTGAAGAATTTTTCCAGTTAGGATATATACTAGAAGTCGAATAATGGTGATGTCGATCCCAAAAGATCAGGCCAGGTTCAGCAGTATTATGTGCGCATTTAACAATCTTATTCCAAAGATCTTGAGCATTAATTGTCTTAACAACTTCTGGATGATTAGAATCAATTGGCCACTGTTGAACAAACTCAGTATTCTTTTCAACGGCCTCCATAAATTCATCTGATATTCTTAATGAGATGTTTGCACCAGTTATTTTCTTCAAGTCTTGCTTAATTAACGCAAATTGTTCGGCATCTGGATGTTTAATATCCATAGTTATCATCAATGCCCCTCTTCGGCCATTTTGGGCCACTTCTCTGGTAGTATTGCTAAACCTCTCCATAAAGGAAACTGCTCCAGTAGAAGTTCCAGCAGCATTTGAGACTGCTGTTCCTTGTGGTCGTAATGTGGATATATCGATTCCAACGCCGCAACGCCTCTTAAAGAGCTGTGCTAATTGCTGATCTGAGAAGAAAATACCAGAATAAGAATCATAAGGAGAATCAACCACAACACAATTAGATAGGCTTCCAAAAACATATGGATTACCAAGAATTGCCATGACGCTTCCCTGAGGGATAATGTGGTCAAAATTTTTAAAATAACTAAAAATTTCGTCTTCACTCATTGAAAGATTTTTTGAAGAAGAAAAGTAATTTTGCCCAAATTTAGATAAAGAGCTTGCCTTATAGGAATTAGAAGAATATTTATTTTCTATTCTAGCAAATTCTTTTGCCATACGTCTATGAGTATCTTCAGGGGTTTTTTCAAGGAAGTTTCCTCCCTTGTCTTTCATTGCATATTTATTGATCCACACGTCAGAAGCAAGATCATTTCCATTAAAAAAAGAAAGGGTTGATTTTAGTACATCTTCTAGTTCATATACCATATGAATTTAGTCTCCCTTTGAATACGACATTAATAAATGATATCTACGCTCTTCTTCAGCCCCAGACCATTTCTCAACTTTTTCAAGAGAAAGAAGCTTTCCTGTATCTGATCTAATAGCATGAGTTTTATTGGTTTTATTATCATTTTTCTTGGCAATTTCTTTTAAAGCAGAACATATATTTCGATCATATGCTTTGCAATGTCCAATTACCACAAAAAGAACATCTCCTAACTCTAACGATGCTTGATCTAATTGCCTTTTTGAAATGGCTTCTTTAAATTCATTAATTTCTTCGTCTAAAATTTGGTGACGCTCATTTTCAAAAAGTTCTTGAGGATCTCTTAAAACAAGCCCAACAACATTTCCGTCTTTCGATTTTGAACCTTCAAAGCCCCATCTTTCATGAAAATTCCAAACAGATTCTGCAATAATTTCAATTGCAGACATAAATTCGTCTTTTGTCATTAATTTCCTCGATTCATTATAAGTTTATTAAGCTGTGCTTCCATTTTATTTGATTTACAAATAATACAAATTCCAGATTCTACATCATATCCAATATGTTGATGACAAGTTGGACAGGAAATTTTATTTTCTTTTGGCTTATCAAATGCTTGGGAACCATAGACTGAAGAAATTGGTTTAGTCTCTGAAGATTCTATAAAAAAATTCATATCACCAAGATCAGTTATTGATTTAGTATCCAGCTCTTTTAAAGCAAGACAAGCAAGAGCACAAGAAAAAAATGAATCTCCATGTCCAGCAGGAGTTTCTGCTGCTTGTAAATCTCTATTAACACAAGTTATTTGACTTTTTTGGCGACTATCTTCGATTATGAAAAACATACCAGAATGGACATAATGATCAAATGCTGAAGCCATCTGAAATTTACTTTTTAAGGTAAATGTTATTGGACGCCAAACTCTATTAAGTCCACGATCTTCTAATTCAGCTTTTGTATTATCATAATATCCTCTAGTCACATGAAATTTTTCTGCAATTTTATTTAAATGTTCAGCTTGATTATCATATAACCATTGATCCATAAATCGACTGTAAAGTTGATAAAATTTTTCTTCTTTCTTACCAAAGACTACAATATGAGAAGGATGCTTTTTCTTTCCAATATCAAATCCAGCTACAACATAGTCATATTTTTTGATTTCTTCCTGAAGATCTTCAGAGTCTGGGTCGTAATTTCTTAAGTTAACATCTTCACACGACGTAATTTCAGCTTCTGAAAAGTAAGAATCTGTTGAAAGCCTTGGAGCTAGTAAAAATTCAGTCTCAAATGAAGAAGGAGAACTTTTTTTAATCTTAAGAAGATCTTCTTCTGAATAAAGCTCTGGGAATAAAACTCTTTTTCCAGGAAGTGGGTCAAGAGCCGGAAGAATAACTGAATTAAATCTCTCGTCTTCTTTTAATTTTGCTAACAAATCATCGGGAAGCATTGGAGTACCAAGAACAATAATTGGACATCCCTTGTTTGGAATGAACATAGATTCTGTTTTAAAATGCTCTTCTATTTTATAGACTTGATCTGGGGTTAATGGATTTTGAGGATCTTTTAAAAGATCGTCTGCTACCATTGCTCCAGTATGCATTCCTCGTTTGAAGGCGTATAATCCACCATGTTCAATTTGAATTTGACGACGACCAATTTGATACCTAAATGAATAATCTGCATCGTTAGATCTATCTGTCATTATTGGATTTAAAACTGGGTTACGTCGAATAGCATTTTTAGCTTCTTTGATATGATATTGACTCATCTTAGCGTTATATGAAAGATAAAGAAGAGAGGCGTCGCTAGGTTGCTTTAAAAGATGCCATACAGAAAATCCATGTCCAAGAATTGTACTTTTTAAATGCATACGAGGGAGAACTGCCATAAAATATTTATCTTCGGCTAAAGCCCTTTCAAGTTCATTACAGATGTAGCCAACATGCCAAGCATCAAAGTATGACTTCTTTTCGTATCCTAGAGACCAAATATCTCGGATAAATTCCCAAAAAGTACCAACTTTAACAAATTTTACGTCTAATAGCTTATCTACAAGAGAAGCTAAGCCGTCAGAATAAGATACTAATTTTCCGCCTGGTTCCCTGTTCGTTCGTCCCATTTTGCTATAACCAACTTAAGACGAGACCCAATTTGACTTCTAATGTCTTCGTCTTTAACAACTTCTACAATCGCATCAAAAATATCTTGAACAAATTCAACGTGAAGAATTCCTGCTTGAACCGTCCTTTGACCTTTAATAGCTACATCTACGACTTTAGCCGCTTCACCAGCAGATTTCCAATCTAATGTTGGATAAGCTGCTTTTGCAGTATCAAGCAATAAATCATAATCTTCTAGTTGACGTTTGGTAGAGGCTTTTCTTCTAGCTACCTCAGAATCAATTATTGACTTATTTGTTTGAACGGCAATTTCAGCTCTAATATCTGTCCAATTATTATTGGAAATCCAAGATCTAACTGTTGTATAGGTTAAACCTAAACCTTCATGCTTCTTATTCAGCTCATCGACAATGTCTTGAATCTTCGCATCTTTTTCAAGAAAAATTCTTAGAGCCTCATCTTTTATTTCAACTGGAAAAGAAGTTTGAACAGGATTCTTTTCAGCTACCATTAAACATATCCCCCTCCAACCGGGTCAGGAATATTACCACCTTGCGGCATTAGCTTTGTAAAGTCTATATGATCTGTAGCTCGACCGTCCTTACCCATCGTAAAACATTCCGGAACGTCTTTTTTATAAGAACCAGATCCAGATGGACCCATAGTAATTTTAGACTTACGAATAGCAATCACTCCTCTAGAACAAACCCCGTCGTATGCATCATCTGGAAAATTCCACGGCTTTGAAAGTTCATTTTTTGACGCAGTCATAAACTTCTTTAAACCAGAAATCTTCTTATTCCAAACACAATCAAAGAAATTACAATAAACAAGAGTTGGGTTTTCTTCTTTTAATGATTCTTCAGAAACTCCCTTTGGCCATTCGTCAATAGCCTCTTGGTTGACTCTATCTACCGCTTTAGATTGTTCATCCTTTTCATTCAACTCAATTCCAACTGAATAGATCTTGTTGTGACCAATTCTAACTTTACTCCATGGTTTTCGTTCAGCCATAACATAACCTCTCTTTACGCTTCTGGAATAACCAATCCAGACTCTGTTTTAGCCTCTTCAGATATCTTTTCCATTTCTTTTATAAACCATAAAAAAAATGCAATCACGTCTTCGTGTTTGTAGCAAAATTCTTGAGTATTATATCTCTTTTTTTCACACGGTGGAAAACGACATTTATCTTTTATAGCTAAAGTCATACTTTAACCCTTTCATCAAATCCAGATAAACCAATTGTTGCAGCATCACAAAAGTTTTGATCTTTAAAGTCTTTCTTCTTGCCAAAAGTCTTAATCGCAAAAGCTTGAACTTGCTCTTTTTTAGCCCAAGGATCTTTTATAGTTTTCTTTTTCCATGAAGTTACAGTTATTAATTCAAATGGAATCTTAAATTCAGATAAAGTCAATTGAACTCCAGCTACTACTTTTGCTATAGCTACTGTTGTTGCTGGATTTTGAATATAAAGCTCTTTTTCTACCATAGCCTTGTTAATTATTTTAATAGAACGTTTCATTTTCTTTTTAAAAGCTGGTACAATTTCAAGAAATCTTTCATCAGAAAGTGCTGCTTTACTCTCACATTTAAATAACTTCTTTAATTTTTTATCATCATCTAAAATTGCTACATGAATAGCTTTAGAAGAACAATCAATTCCTACTTTCATTTTTTGTTTTACTCATAATATTTGATGTTAACATAATGTATCTATTTATTATATGATGATTAGATGTCATTACTTATAACTCCAGTTGTTCTTAATGAAACTACTCGGGATACAGCAAAATAGGCTGTATCATAAGCATCCTTTATTCCATTTAATTTTGAAATAGTAGCTTCAAGTTCAATTTTTTGGAGTTTTATCTTTTTGAGGTCCTCAGAAGATTCCATAGCTTCACCATGTAAAACTTCCCGAAGAACTCTTTTTGCCCCAGAAGAAGTATATTTTCTGTCTAATTCAGATACTTTTCGAGACAGAGCCTCATCAAAAATTGCGTCCAATGCACCTTTTCTCGAAGTTAAATCTGCTAATTGTAGCTTAACATAAACAAGATAGCCACCAAAAACTGATATATATTCTTCTAACTGCTTATTGGTTGAAGAAGGTAGATTTCCAAGAGAAATATTTTTCTTTTGGGAAATAGTTGAAACATCAATTTCTGGAATACCAAGATCTTTTAAATATTGATTAGATTTAACAATAACTCCATCATATATTTTTTGCAACATTTAAGACTCATCTTTCACTAATAAACATGGGCAATATCTATCATGAATTCCTTCGACTTCATGAAGTCGAGGCATAATACCCATATTTATAATCTTCTCACACCTCTTCAATATATTTTTCCAAGCACTTTTGCTCTGCTTAAGATCAAATATCTTTATATCTTGATTATCTTTACATTCATAAAGAACTCCACCTTGTTTAATATCAAGCATATTGAGATAAATTTGAAGTTGAGTCGCATGATCTGATTTTGGACCAGACAAACCAGAAAATCCATCTTTATTGATTGTCTTTAATTCCACTACATAAATTAAACCATTCATATTAAGTAAAAAGTCTGCACGACCAGATATTGGTGGAAATTGATGCTTAACTACCACTTCTTCGTCAACCAGATAACCAAGCTGTGAAAAATATTTTTTATATCTACTTTGAGTAGCATTTCCGTGATCGAATATACGATTTAACTGCGGACTTATTTCACTAGATGGCAATCCAACATGATATGAAAGAAAAAGAGCTCGATCACAAGAATTTCCTAAAGCAGACGGATAAAAAGTACCTTTTCTTGATTCCCCTGGAGCAACATAAAGATGCTTATCAATACTTTTAACTAATTCTTCTCCAAATAGCTCTTCTTTAAGAGTATTCTTTTTGTTTGTAGATATTTCTTTTATTCCTGGCATTTTAATTCCTCGTCAATATCAAAAACCTCTCTCAATAGAATTTTTCTAATCTCATCTATTTTATTTGTTTTGATATGAATAATTTTTTTAATTCCAAACTCTTTAAGCTTTTCGTCTCTAATAGAATCTGCTTTCTTAAAATGACCATAAAGACCGTCAGCTTCAACAACATAAGGGACATCTTGAATTAAGAAGTCCACCCAGTAATTTCCGATAGTCACCTGTTCTTGAAAACGTAATCCAAGTTCCCTTAGAATATCTGATATTTTTTTCTCTTGTTTAGTCCCAGATTTAGGTGGCTTTTGAATTAATGACATAAGTTTATCAATTAAGAAGCTACTTCTATATCATCCCCAAAAACTTCTTCTTTTAACTTGTCTAATTCATCTTGGGAAGACTTGAAATAAGTTCTTAGGCCGTTAATTCCCTGGGTTGTTTGTCCCTTAAACTTGTACCATGCCCCACTCTTTTCAATAAGCCCAAGTTCAATAGCTTTTCTAATAATTAATTCCATAATATCGAATCCACCGACGACCTTAAATGGAACGATTATATCGTCCCAAGCTTCTCCCCCAACTTTTGTCTTTTTCATCGATATTTTCATATCAAATCCAATCTTCTGCTTGTCTTCTTCAATCCAACCATCTCGACGAACCTGAAGAATCATATGAGCAAAATATGTTTGTCCAATTCCTCCTGGCATGTTATCCAATGCAACTGGACCCATCGAAGACCTATTCTGATTAATGATAATTAGAGCAGATCCATGCTTTAAATGTCCCATTAATTTTGGCAACGCTGAATTAATAAATCTTGCTTGCCAAGCCATTGGGTTGTATCCGAATTTTTCATCCATGACTGAAGCAGGAACAAGACCTGCTATAGAATCTAACACAACGACAGGAACTCCCTTATCTAGAAGATAAACGGCAGTATCCATAGCTGTTTCACCTGTATAGCTTTGATGTACAGCAACAAGGTCTGTATCTACTCCACACTTTTTAACCCAATCTGGGTCCCAGGACATTTCAGCGTCTATCCAACCGGCTATTCCACCCCTTTGCTGGGCATTTTTAATTGCTTGCAAAGCAAGATATGATTTGCCAGAATTTGTTGGGCCAGTTAACAATGTAATTCTCTTGGTCGGTATTCCACCACCAATAAGTTTATCAAGAGGTGCTATACCAAAGGGAATCCTTGAATATTTTAGTTCTTCGCTTGAGCCAAGTTCAAGATCTTTCATTCCCTCGACAATATCTTGAATTGCTTCTTGTTGTGTTTTAGGAACCATTGTCTTTTTCCAGTTTTGGATTAGTCATTGCTTGGATTTTTGTAATTTCCAAATCAATTGCCTTAAGTACAAATGGCCATACTGCATTCACAGCTATCTTCGCACTGTCTAGTTGTGGTTCAATTGGAAGATCAGTATTGATATCACGAACAGTTACATCAACTCTCGCATATTGATTTGACTCAACTGGTCCAACACGTACTGTCATTCCTAAATGTTGATCAATTGTGGGCATAATTACATCTCCTTAATGTTGTTAAGTCGTAAATGATTATATAAATGATTATATGATTCAGTATTCCACTAATAAGCATTTAGGACTAAGAAGTTTTGTCATTTTTCTCCTTAAATTTATGCTTATGCGCTACACTGGGATGGTACACTGAAATATCAGTTGGAAGATAGACACCTAATTCTTGATTTTCCATCAACTTCTTAATTGAATAAAGAATGTCTGGGGCCTCTTTATCATCCACTTCATACACCAACTCATCGTGAATATTATTGACGATTTTGGTCGATTGTTTCAGTAAAAATTCATCAACATCATTCAGGCGATGACATACATATTCTCCAGCCGTTCCCTGGGTTAAGTAGTTAATCAGTAGATACGCCTTGTCTGGAGTTACACTGTATCTTCTTCCATATCGATTATGAACATAACCTCGATTTGTGACGCGCTTTTCAATCAATTTTGAAAATACTTTAGCTTCTGGGATCTGCGAAAAATAGATGTCCCTAAACTCTCGTGTTTCATCAATTGATTTGTCAATCTGGTTCGCGAGTTTCTTGATTCCGATTCCATAAATCAAACCAAAGTTAATTGCTTTAGCTAATGATCGATAGAAATCAAAGCGCTTGTCATCTTGCTTCAAACCCCAAACAGTTTCAACAACCCAATTATGCGCATCCCATCCCTCCCGATTAACCATTTCGGTAATCTTTGGATTGTTCAAATACGAATAGAAGATTCTCATTTCAATTTGAGAATAGTCAAATCCTATTAACGTTCTTCCTGGATCAGTAATGAACGCTCTTCGCACTGAAATATGCTTAGATTCATCAAAATCTTCTGTTAAATGGGAAATCCAGCTCATAAAGGATCCAGTCGCCCCACCCACATTAGATGTTTTCTTGGCTCCCATTAAATTCTTAACCATTTCAGCGGTAGCAGAATCAATAGTAATATCATCACTAAAGGTCATTTTTAGCTTAGGAATATTTTGCGTGTTAGGCTCCGCTCCAGCAAGCCTTCCAGTAACAGTTCCCCAATTCTTAAATACTGGATGAATTCGATCATTCGAATCTACCATGTTAAGGTAAGGGTCAAAATACGTATTCTTCATCTTTTGCAGGCTTCTAAGCTCTCTAACCAACGACGCAACCGGATGATCAATTACGAGTAAGGCATTTTCTGCCCAACTGTCTGCCCCAGTTTTTGTTTTGACTGACGATGCAACACCCAGTTCCTTGAATAGCTTCGATAAATCTCTAGATGCGTTGTAATTCAAATCAAGATTGACCACCGCCTTAATGTCTGATTCAATTTTAGCACATCTAGTATCGATTTGACCTATCGCTGTTTTACAATAGTTGGTGTCAATTTTAATTCCGAAATCTTCCATTCTAAATAATGAGGCAGTCAAGCGCTGCTGATACTTCCATAAATCAGATAGCCCTCTACTAGTGATTCTCTTTGAGAGTAAATCATAGATAAGAGCCTCTGACCTAACATCATTCATACAATAAATAGCTAGATTTCGCTCTCCGGCAGCATTAAACTTCTTCTTTACTCCAATTAGCTTTTTGAACTCAAAATCATAGAGTGCTGCAGATGGGGATATAAAACGGGCCAACAGATCCGTCAATGAGAGGTCTGGAAATCGATCATAGATGCATAATCTAGCTAAAACTAGATCATCAGACAAAGTCTGCTTAATTGTTGGCTTAAAGCCATTATTACTTAATCCGCCAAGGTCGAATTTGATATTTTGACCGACAAGTTCTGGTACTGTATTTAGAGCGTTCCACAGATCTTGCTTATGATTCTTCCATCTGTCAAAGCTAACCCAAAACTGGTGATCGAGATTTCCAATTCCAACTCCAATAATTTTGTCTGAGCGTCGAACATCTAATCCGGTCGTTTCAATATCAACTACAACCCATGGAGACTGCTTAATAAATGCTAAGAGAGCCGCAAAGTCTTCCGGAGTTTCTACCATCGTCATGGATGGTCTGTAAAACGATTCCATATCATAACCTTTCAATGATCGAATCTACAAAATTGATTGAAGAAAAAATGTTTGTAGATTGTTGGATAATTTGATTTCTGAGATCTTCTCGTAATTCCTTATGATAATATATGTCGTTTGACATTAGTTTAGACAGTTCTTGCCACGAGTCAACAATCAATTGCTCAGGTAGGACATTTTCAATTCCTCGATGTTCTTTAAAGCCAACAGGAATTGTGCCAAATAAGATTGCTTCTAACAGTCTAGCCGTAATAAATCCTGTATCAAAATATGACTGCTTAGCCAATAGTGGGCAAAAAGCGGCCGATTGATAAATCGATCTAAAGTGAGAATGAGTTACTCTGTGATGAAACGAGATTCCAGGCCATTGTTCGACGCATCCGCGGTACTTTTCTTCTAACCAGTTCCCATAAAAATGGATCTGCTTATTATGTCCACTTTGTAGAGGAGATATGTATCTTTCAATTATATCATCTCGCTCGTATCTCGATCCTATGTACACAAGCTGGTTATTTCGATCGGGATCAATCATAGGAAATTGCTTGAGATCATCCATATCGAATGGGATGCCGACCGAGATTCGGTCCATTGCCTGATGCTTTGGAAAAAATGCAGTCTCCAAAATACCCTTAAAGTTATACCTAACTTCATCATCAAGATCTAACTTATGATCTAAGTCAATACAGAATACCGGAACAGAATATTCTCTTGCCAACGTTAACACCCAGTTTTGAATAGTCAAGTCTGGATCGGTCTTTGCGGGCCCAAAATTTCTATATGTTGGGAATCTCCACTCCAGCAAGATAAGATCTAAGCTTGGAATAGTTGAGCGTAAATATTCTAACCAATTGACCGAAGGCTTAATCAATCCTTGGTATGCCGAAGCACGTTTACCAGCTGAAAATGCCACAAACAGGCTGTTTCCCAATAAGTCCCAACCAGGCTTGTCTCTATCTGGCATCAAGGAATATACAGTATGACCTCGTTTCTGAAACTCATGAATAATGCTCCAAGAATAAAAAGCATTTCCATCTGGAGAACTCATTTTAAATCCGTCAGAATCGAACTTATAATCTCCTAAAAATCCGTAGAACTGATATCCAATTTTCATATTACATTCTCCAACTGCATTCTTAAATGTGTTGCATAGCCGTCTGGAGTTGGCCTACGATTTTGCGCTAAATAAAAGGAAGGATGCATTACGGGAATGACAGGACACTTAATGTCTTTGAAGTTAGATAAAAATGAGCCGACACTAACACCCAACGCAATTATGAGCTTTGGATTTAGAAGCTCAAATTCTTCCGCCAAATACCCATAGCATTCGTTAAACTCTTTGGACTTACCAGCACGATTGTTTGGGAATGAACACTTCATCAAATTTGTAAACCAACAATTTTGAATCAGTTTCATTGAATACAGCACATCTCGGATCAAATGCGAGGTCGGACCATAAACTAAAACCCTGTCAAACCTTTCGATTTCACCATTTCCGACCCCTGGAGCCTCCCCGACCACCATAACCTCAGGATTTAAATTACCAACCCCTTCTGTGTGTCTGTAAACCATAAACGGACATTTTCGACAGGTATCAGATCTCCATAGAGTAGACAATTTGGTTCTAGCAGAATTTACGTGGTTAGATTGAACCCATGGAAGAGACGTGTACTTAAACACCCCGAGATATGCATCAGGCTTATCAATCTCGATAAACGCAGTTTTATTCCACGCAATATTGTTCTCAAACTTAATCAAAGCATCTTGAGCGACCCAACCATATTGAATGCATTGGTTAACTAGTCGATCCCAACCATCAACCATATCTTGTTCAATCCCATGCAATTTAATCAAACAGCCCAACCCATTCTTTCATCGCGTCTGATAAAACGGCGAAATAATTAGAAGAATACTCAAATTGTCGTACACCGTCTGCTAACTCGATATAAAGTTCCTTAACCGTAGTTTTTGTCAATGGGATTTGGTCCACATGACGCCAAAACTTTTCGTGTACTCCAATACCCTTTGCTTCTTTGATTAGATTTGAGTATACATTACTGGCCCTAGAATGATAGACCGTCGGGAAACCAGTTATGATAGACCATCCCATTTTGTCACATACACGCTTAACGAATAATCCAGCCCAGATGTCGTCAAACCTGTCAAACTCATAGAACTTTCCTTGAAGCAAGAAATACATTGCTGGAGCAATATCTCTAGTAAACGCCAAGTTCATTCCGCACATTGGAAAATACGATCCGGTAGGAATTATTCTAGTCACCACCTCTTGACGATTAACCGTAGGAAGATCCGTATTTAATGCAAGTTGTGTTGGAGCATCATGATCAGCTACATTTTCCCATAATCCATGACTAACGTGGACAGGGGAAGTCGCTCGTATGTCGTATGGATAACCGCGTGTTCTGAAGTTACACGACGATACCCAGCCAGGATCAGCCTTGTAGCTTAGATTCTTGATATGGGTCGCAACAAACTTATCAGACCCAGGCAAGCAATCGTCGTCGATTGTCAAAATATAGTCAGCCCCGTCCTTATATGCTTTCCAGTACCCAAAACTTCTAATACTGGCATTAAAGTGAGGAATGACCCACGCCTTTTTCTGAAGATGCATGGTAATTTCGTTTCTCGAAAAGATTTCAATATTTGACCAATTCGGTATCCCGATTTCTCTAGTGTCATGATCTTCACAAACATATATTCTGATGTTGGGGTCGTTAAACTCATGAGACCAAGAAGAAAGAAAATCTAGATTTCTAATTGTCGGGATAACCAGAGCGACATTTGAACTACTCATTTTATAGGCCTTTCTTGCTAAGATCACTAAATAGATTTGTGACAACTTCAACTTCATTAAGAGATGGATTGTCTTTAGTCAGTCGAACGATCGTCGACTCATCTCTGATTAACCAGTCATATACTCCACGCATTGCCGCGAGATCAATGTTTGAATATGAAGAATGCGTTTGTATCGGATTATATGAATGCATGTAGATAAGAATATATTGATGATGCTTCATCAACAATTCTCTAAGTCTAAAAAACTCTTCCGTAACATCTAGATTATGTCGAACTTTAGAGAAAACGACGTCGGACCAAATGAATCGATCAAAGATCGTATCTTGAGAAAGCTGCTTGATTATATCTTCATTTTCTGGATGAAATGATGGAAGAGCTTGAATGTTCTTTGGTCTTGCAAAAACAGACAACTGTGTTTGCTTCACTAAGCGGTTGATTAAAGTGCTTTTGCCTGATCCAGGAATACCTTCTACGATGATTAGGTTAGCCATTTCGTAAAGCCTTAAAGTCAGAGAATTTCTTGCGCACAACGGAGGATTTCATAGTATACATGTCGACGAGGTCTTGTGGTCTCATCCCACAAATATGCATCAATCCCCAAATGAACTTTTGCACATCTATCAATTCCTCTTGCAAAGCAGGATAATCAATTTTACCAGCATTGATTACATGAACTTTCCAATCTGCCGTATCAAGAACCTCGCTAACTTCTCTATGCAAACTTAGGACATAATGGCGAATCATGCCGATCATTTCGGCCGTCGTTAGATCTTTAATTGGCTTATTTAAAATTGTCTGAATGAAATCATCAGTAAAATCGGCTTGATCTACAAAACAATCAGTTAAGTTTTTCATGTATTTCTCCAAAGCTTCAACAACCTCTGTAATACTGGATCAGATATTGAATCTATATCGCATAAGTCAAGCTTACTCCCAACAATAAGTATAAAGTCATTCCAGGGATACTCTAATCCAGTCGAGGTCGGTAGTTTTCGATCCCGAACTAAATCTACGTATTGATTGGCGATAGTCGTCAATTTTGGATCACCCAAAATAAGATTCGACTCAAATGAATTCATTTCAGTCAGCCTGACGCTGTAATCATATGAATTTTGATGATATTCATTAACGATAGCCCTTAGCTGATCTTCTGAACGCATATATACATGACAATTTGACATAAAATGGCGATATTCCCCGAGTCCAACCCCTAAAGAATTAGCCATTAGTTCTTGAAATAGCGTCCAGTGAAAAATATCGTATGGGAAACCCCATAGCATATCTTGAGATCTAATAAATACAGACAAATCAAGAACCGGTAGCGAATGCTCCCCCACCTTGCGAACAGTGAACTGCAGAACCTGGTTACAGGGAAAATCCTTTGTGTTTGCAACTAAATCAGTTTCTCTACCTATATTGATGACAGCATTTCTAGAAAATAGATTCTTTCGAAGGATTTCTCTAGCAACAAACAGCTGATTCCCAATTCTAGGTCCATATGCCCCAAAGAGAGTTTTCCCATCATCGCTAAATGTAGCCATGCGCTTATTTAGCGGAGCAATAAGATCAACGCTACTGTCCTGCGTGATAATCCATAATGCTTCTGCCGCCAAAAAATAGGGAGAAAGTTTTCTTGACTTGTTTATAACGATTCTAGTCCGGGGATTCTTAAGAACAAAAACCCCAAAATCTTCTCTCATACGCTCTGATTTTCTCTCGATATCAACCACTGAAGAAAACTTCGAGTCAGTCAGTAGGTGATCAATGATCTTTGCGTAGCCCTCGTCCATTGTAGAAGTTTTAACTTGAAACATCTTTAACCACCAATTCAATTCCAGCTTGCTGAAACAATGATTCTACAGAGCGGTGTGCGTACCACACGCGGACAACAACTCGTTTGATGTCAGAATTGCAAATTACCTTTGTGCAATGAATGCATGGGGTACATTGAGTATACAGGGTCAATGGTTCTTTGTAAGAACGACCGGCTAGTTGCAAGAAAGCATTTAGTTCAGCATGAACAGCGATGCAATCTTCCAATCCCTCTCCTGATGGATAATTTTCTCCACCACAAGGAGCGTCAATACAATGACTAAACCCTCGAGGAACTCCATTATAACCTATGCTAGCAATATGATTCTTTGCATCTACAATCACGCATCCGACAGACCTTCTTTTGCAAGTCGATCTGTCAGATGCAGTATCAGCAATGTTAAGAAAATAAGAGTCCCAGTCCGGACGCATTTAGAATAGCTTACTTTCTGCTTCGTCATCACCGCTAGAAGAAGACATTCCTCCAAAAATCTCATTATCGTCGTCTGACGACAATGAAACTGGAACTACTGTCTGTTTTGAAAGTTTTGTCTCAGCTTGATTCTTGAAAAAGTCAATAACAGTCGGCAAAGTCTTTTTCTTTTCAATAATATTATTTGGCAAGACGGAATCTGATGATTGAGTCAAAATCTGATATAGTGTGTCTGTCTGTCCAACTCCAGTTCTCTTGATTCGCACAACTTTCTTATCCAAAGAACCCATCTCCTGGAAAATATCTACTAAGAAATTCCAAAGATAATCCTTCTGTCCAAATCCCTGACTAAACATCATAATGTCTTCGACTTTTTCTCGATAAATAGTTTGGCCACCAGCCGTCTTCTCAGCGGTCCAAGAATTTTCTTTATTCTGATTTGAATGATCGATATAGTGTACGTATGCCCAAAATCCAAATTTATGCTTTGGTCTGTTGCCATTGTCGCAAAATTCACAAGAAGTTCCTTCGTGCTTATTCTTGCAAAGAATATCTATAAAATACTTCTTTCCAGAAGATGCAACTTTCTCTAATCCGTGTATATACACCGCACCTAGAAGATCGTCTCCTTCTTTTCCAGTGGCAAGTATAGATACATAAGCTTGATCCTTATCCTTAAGCCAAAGATTTTTAGGACCATCATTGAATGATTCTCTATTAACTTTATTTTGTTCCCTTGTTTGATTAATTGACGAAATTCCCATGTTAATCCTCCATTAGTATTGTAGTCCTTCGACTAACTATATTGATTATTTCCTTTGATTCTCTAACGTCTTGAACGTCTTTAACACTCTTTGGTAATTCTATAAAACTAATCGGAAAATAATTTGAAAGTCTGACTGAAATATTTTTTGCAGCTACTTTACCTGCATCGTCATTATCGAGGCAAAGAACTATTTCAGATGTTGGAAGTCTAGAAATAAGTTGCTCTTGATGCTTTGAAAGATTGAGTCCAAGCAAAGCAACAGATGGAATGCCGTTCTGATCAAGCCACATAGTATCGAGGGTTCCTTCAGTCAAGCAGACAAATTTTTGTTCACTCTTAATATTATATGAGCCAAACAAGACTTTTGAAGTCTTAAGACCACTTGAATATAGGTATATTTTACCTTTTGCAGGATCTGATCTAGTAACCCAACCAACTAAGCGTCCATTATCATCTTTTATTGGTACTGCTAGAGCATTGTCGTCGCTCATTCCGCAACCCCATTTTCTAAGAGTTGCTTTATTAAATCCTCTCTTAAAAATCCAACTTGGAACCACATCTTGTTTAAATGGAAAAATAATTTCTGGTTGTTGAAAATCATCAACTTCTTCTTTTAAGAATAAGTCTTCTTTCCAAATCGATGTTTCTTCTTTTAATTTAAAACTACGTAAGAATAAATCTAATTCAAGCTGCCCATATCCAAGATAAGCTTTCAGAAAGATTCTAATTGAACCAGATCTGCAACCAGCAAAACAATGAAAAAGACCTTTATCTACGTTTATTGTAGCAGAAGGAGAAGAATCATTATGAAGGGGACACAGTATCGATAGTTCCCGCTTGTCCGTTCTTAACCCCAGTGAGCTTAAGACTGCCTTCCAGTCTACTTCTACGTCTCTCACGCCGCTCTGCCCTCCGATCCTTTTTATTTTTAGTCACAAATTCCTTCATTTTAGTAGATGCATTTTTTGCCAATAAATTTGCAACTTCATTAAATTTGTTTCCATTATGTCCTTTAACCCAGACGAAAGAAACTTTGAACAAGTCAAGATAAAAATCTAGTTGATCCCAAAGATCTTTATTTTTTAGTCGACTCCAATTTTTACTGACAGTATTAACTATATACTGACTATCCGAATAAACTATAATTCCTGAACTTGAAACTGGACATACTCTTAAAGCACCAATAACTGCCAATAATTCCATTCGATTATTAGTAGTTGTTAATTCTCCTCCAGACACAGTACGAATTACACTTCCGTAGGCTAAAATAACGGCTCCCCACCCACCAATTCCCCCAGGATTTCCGAGAGCCGATCCATCTGTATATACTTCAATCATTTAGAACAAATCTTCTTCCTTATTATCTATAGATTTCTTTTTCTGTTGAACACCAACTTTAACATCAAGCTCTTCAATATCTCCACAATCCACATCCCATTTAAGAACGGCGTACTGAGCGGGAAGCTCATCGTCTCTCCATTTCTGAAATTGAACTAATCTATCTGAAGTCGTTTCATCTCTAATACACATTGAAAATGCTACATCAGAAGCCCTAATAAGAGCATCACCGTTTGCAACTTGAATTGCTGTAGGGGGAGTAAACAAGTCATTTCCGGCATCACGTGTAGCCTGTGTTGAAACGAATGCCGAAATATTTCTTCCAAGACAAAGATTCTTTATTTCCTGGAAAATCTTGTGGTCTTGTCTCCATCCTTCTCGAACTGATTTATCACCAGATATTAAATACATACCATCAATAATCAAAAGGTCCGGATAATGCTTTTTAACTAATTTAGAAATGACCGGTATAGACAATGAATCTTCATCGACATGATCGCATACGAATAAACGCTTAGTTGAAGACTCAGAAAGAAACTTCTTATACTGATTTTCTTCTTCTTGAGTTAGATCTCCCCGCTTAAGTTTCTTATGAGAAAACTTATATCCAAGCATATGACCATAAACAATGTCTGCTCGCATATTGATTTGATCAGCAGGCATTTCTGTTGAAATAAACAAAACTCTTCTCGAATATTTCATAGCAACCATTGCAGTCTTTATTGAAAACCACGTTTTACCAACTGTCGGTCTAGCAAAAACTGAAGTAACCTGCCCCGGCAACCAACCAACTCCTGATCTATTTATTGTTTTGAGTGGAGTTGGAATTCCAATAATTCCTAAACCTACTTTACGTAGCTCCTTCCTCTTCTCATAATCTTCAAATCTAGACAGAGTACCTTCATCATAAACTACTACTTCTTTGTCATATTTTATCCCAATATCATCCAAGTGTGAAATTAATTTGGGTAAAGTTAGTTTAGGATTTACTTTCAAGTCTTCTTGAAGATCTTGGATTACGGCCTTTGTTTTTCTAAAAATGACCTGCTTCTCAAATTCATTCAATAAAAAATCAAGATTGTTTCCAGCAGAACTTACTTCTAAGTCTGGGAATTTCTCAAGTAAAACTTCTTTTTTCGGAGAAGATTTAAATTGATCAATATAATCTGAAACAAAATTAAAAGCTTCACTCTGTTTTGAAAAATCTTTAGAAGAGAACTTTATCTTCTCTAAATCTAAAGCTCCAGTTATAGAAAAAATTATACCAGATTCTACAAAGTTATAAGTTAAATTCATATAGAGTCATTCCGAAGATATAAAACTTTACCATCAGAATTATGAATTGTCGCCGTTAAAACTGTTGAAGCCATATTGTCAACAGACCTCTTGGCGTCAACGAACGTCGTATAATCGTCGAGAATAAATAAATTAGATTCTTTATCTCTAAAGACTACTCTAAATTTATTGAGTGGTGCTTTCCTCGCTTTTAAGTTTTCTTGTTGAATTTGTTTCATCTACAATACCCCTATACCAATTTCGTAATATTTCTTCAAGAGATCTTTTCTGAATTAAATCATTAGAAGTTGGAAACCATTTAGAATCTTCTAATCTGAGTTCCATTAAAAGTTGCCTTTGCTTTTCAGAGCCATATTCTTTAACAAAGAAATCAATATCTGGATGACTGGAGTTTGGAGCAAATCTTTTAAAGTCTTTGGCAAAAAAACATATATCTTTACTACCTTCTTCGATAGCTACAATCATTGCCAACATAATTGTAAAAACATCGTAGTTATCTAAAAGACTTTTAAGGGAACTTAATTCTTTACCAATAAATGATCTAACAAAATAATCAGATTTATGTTTAACCTTAAATTTTTCTTCCCAAAATCTATGTAAATCTTTTGATGTATACTCTTCTATTTGTTTAGCTAGCTTCCGACGTACCAATCATGTCCTGCCCTTCTATCATTAAATGATAATCTTCGACGGAAAGTTTAACAATACTCATTGTATCAGACCCGCTCAAGAAATCTTTTATAGCTTTTTGCCTTCGAAGAAATACTTTCATGATACCTTCATCTATTGTATTCTTTAAAAATGGTCTATAAACAAAAACTGGATTTTTCTGGCCAATTCGATGTAAACGATCTTCTCTCTGTATCATTGTAGCTGGATTATGTACAAACCCATAATGAACAATTGTATCAGCCCCGACCAAATCCAAACCGAATTTTCCGGCATCAGTAGAGATAAGAATTGCTTTGGAAGCAGCATTAAACTTTTTTGAAATATCAAATCTATCATTAGCATCAACTTCTCCAGTTATATAAAATGGTGTCTTGAAGTATTGTATTAGTCTATTCGCACTTTCTCTAAAAAAAGTAAAAACTACTACTTTATTTGTTTGATCATAAAGTTCAGATAACCAAGTTAATTTCGAAGGAGTATCTTTCCAAGACGGGTCGACAATGTCTGGAAATTCTGTGAACTGCCTACAGTTTACTGTACCATCCCAAATTGCAGCAGATGAAAATCCTCCGGAAGCAGATTCTTGAATCCATTCCTTAAACTTTTTCGACAAAGATGAGTACATTTTTATTTCGGAGTCTGTCATTTCTATTGGTATATCATCTGGTGGCATTTTTTCTGGTAAATCTGAGACTATATTCTTATCTGTCTTTTCTCTCCTTAATATAAAAGGGCTTGTCAAAAGATGCAATTCCGGAAGTTTATCAGTTGTCCCAATAATTTTCTTGGTAAACTCATCTATCTCACAATATCTGTATTTAAATTGAAAGGCTGACGGAATAATCTCCGGTCTAATCCATTCCATAATAGCTTGAAATTCCATTAAATTAGTTTCTATATAAATACCAGACAAAGCAATTCTAGCTTCACTCTTAAGTTTTCTAGCTAACTTTGTTCTTTGTGCTTTTGGATTCTTAAGATAAACTGCTTCATCAGCAATTATTGAAGACCATTCTTTAGGAATAATATCCCAATCTTTGATTAAAAGATCATAATTGCAGATTATATAAGGAGAAGGAAGACTTTCCCATATTGCTCGACGATCTTCTTTGGTACCAGATACAACACATGCTTGCAGTCCAAAATGTTTCATAAATTCGTCTTGCCACTTCCATTTAACAGAAGCTGGACAAAGAATTAAATTATATTTTCCGTTAAGACGGCAAATTGCTTCGATAGATTGAATCGTTTTTCCAAGCCCCATATCGTCAGCAAGTAAAGCTTTTTTAGCTTTTACGAGAAATTCAGCCCCCACAACTTGATATGGTCTCAAAAGTGGATGTTGAGCCCCTTTTGATAACTTCAGATTAACCAGATCTAATAATAATTTTTGTATCTTAATTGCAGCTTCTTGGGCTTCAGGACTCCAAGATAAACTAGATAATGGTTCAAGAGTTTTAACAGATAATTGTGGAACTTCCCAAACCTTGTCCTTTTTATTCCATTTACGAACTGGTAAATTACGCACTTCTTGAAGATGGTCTTTAAATTCAGCGTTACCACATTCATAGCCAAACGACAAAGTAAAAAAAGGCTTTTTATAATTTACTTTAATCATTGAATAATTTCGTCAATTAAGCCAAAAGCCAAAGCTTCTTCAGCATCAAACCAAGCGTCTCGTTTATGAATAAACTTCTTCAACTCATCGATTGGTTGACCAGACCGCTCGGAGATAATCTCTAGTAAAATATTGTTAACCCGTAACATTTCCTTAGTATTTTCTTCGGCATCAGAAACCTTTTCATTTCCAAAATAATATTGAGAAACTTCATGCAAAAGTATTCTAGTATGTTTCGTAGCAAGTCTTTTATCTCCGGCCTGAAGCAATACTGAAGCAGCCGAAGCTGCATATCCGACTGCAACAGTCGTAACAGATACTCCTTCTTTTCTCGCCAAAAGAAGATAATCGTACATACCGAATAGAGGAAGAACTGAACCACCCTGACTTGTAATATAAACCGTTATCGGGTCACGCTTAGACTTACTGACTAACCAATTAATTGAAGAATTGAAGTTAGCTGCGTCGTAGGTTGTTATTTCATCTGAGACGTATATCTTTCTTTGCTCTAAAAGATCATGTTCTATTTTTGTAGATATTGGATTCTCTATGAAACCACTCACGTTATAATTAACCTCTTTTTTCTTTCTAGAGTCGTACCTGTTACTTCAAAATCCTCTTTTAAAAGATCAAGTACTTCTCTCTTATTAATATTTGATGTTATTTTTAATGCTTTAGATTTCAATTCATCAGTAACGTCTACTAATGGAAGTTCGATGGTTGCCGTCTTATATACAGATGGAACCTGTTCTTCGTCTAGTACCTTGCAAGACGGATTAGAATTTGCTACTGTTATATTAACCCTCCTTCCAGTTATCTTATTCATTCCAACTGCAATAAGATTATCAAGAAGATACAATTCTAATCTATCAATAGATTTTTCAGCTCGTTTTTGTTTAGCTTCTAATCTATCAATTTCTTGTTTAAATATCGTTTTTCTAGCTTCAAGATCTCTAATTATGAGAGCAATGCTTTCTGCTTTAAATTCAATTGCATCTCCAATCTCATCTAACTTATCCTCTAAATTAGAGGCTTCAGATTCAGATACAATATCAAGAATTGCTTCATATTGAGCGGCTAATTCATATAGTTTCATCTATTATAGCTTTCAATTTTATTTCTTATAGACTCTCTAACTTTTGCTGCTGATTTTTTTGAAGTCATTTTTGAAGTTATTTCGTCAAGACGATATCCTTCAATTCTCATTTTGATAAAAAGTTTCTCGTCATCTGTAAAGTTAAGAGTTTTTTCTAGATCTTTCAACATAATTATATCAAATTCATTTTCTTGAGATGGATCTTCAATTATATCTGCCATTTTTTTACTATACTCATTATCTGGGCCATCTGTATAAGTTTTATCTAGGGACAAGATTACTGGAGTCTTTTTTGACCGATTAATCAATCCACGAATGACATTAAGCATTGCCACATGAAGATATGTACCAAATTCAGCTTGTCCTCTTGTTGGATCATATTTCTTGTAAGCCCTTAAAATTGAAAGTCTTAGTTCTTGTGCAATATCTTCATAGTCATATCCTCTAATTGATGTTGACCGAAGCATTGAATGCACTTTCGGTTCCCACTTTTCTAGAATCTCTTGTTCTGAAAGATTCATTCTCAACTCCTTCTTTAATTATGCCCAACTGTTTTCTAGCATTTAAAACTTTTTTAGTCAAAGACCATCCTAAGTCTTGTTCAAATTTTTTGCCTGATACAGCTTCTAATATTCGAAGATATTCTTCTCCATGTCCATGCCCAGTTCTTTTTAAACGGAAATGCAAAATATGTGCCAATTCATGCCTAATCATCCGCCTAGATTCAATTAGATCTGACAAAATCCATTCGGCAATCTTTATTTTGTTGCCTTGATCAAAAGCCATAGCCCCAGAAATTCTATATGTTCTACCCTTAGCAATTTCTATAGTTGGTTTTAAAAAAGTTAGAATCCATGGTTTTTCTTTGAATAGTTCTTTAACTTCTTTCCTATCTAGAAGTTTATAACAATATCGATATAATGTATTTTCTTTAACCATTATATCATATATACTTGAGTAGGTCTTCTCTTATTTTTGCTTCTGATCCAGCCCCAACAATAGTATCTACATGAACTTGATTTTTAAAGAGAATCAAGGTTGGGATGCTTCTAATGTTAAAGCGTGATAAAAGTTCACCTTCTTCGTCTACATTTATCTTTTTAAGAAAAATTTTGGGATTTTCAGAAACAATTTTGCTTAAAATTGGAAAAAATGTTTTGCATGGACCACACCAATTTGCCCAAAAATAAAGAATTACGAATTCAGAAGAATTTATAACAGATTCAATTTCACTGTTTTTATTAATTTGTGTCATAATCATCTATTTTCTAGGAATACGATTCCTCTAAAAGAAAATTAACTACAGGAGAAGACATTGTTGATTCCGAGGTTGTTTTTCTTTTCCCCATATTACTCTCCTGTATCTATCTTCAAATACTGAAGATTGTAAAACTGATAAGATATAAACTGTTTCATCTTTTGAAGATAATTTTATGTCTTCAGAGATTTCAACAATGTCTGAACTATCTAATCCATATAAATATTTTGCTCTTTCTAATACATAAAGCCACGAATAACCATCCATCGTTTCCTTTTTTGAAACCCTAATTTTAAATTCAAGCATAGAAGTCCTGCTTTGGTGGAGCGGGGGGAGAGTCGAACTCCCCGTCTCAAAATTAGCTTCAATTAATTCTTCACAAGTTTTTCTGATTTAAAGATATCAGAATCTAATTAAACACTAGGTCTTAATCTTGTTTTATTTGTCTCCCAATCAGCTAAAACAATAAATACTTTAAGGGAGTCCCTTTTTTAAGGAAGAGAGAAGACTGGTTCGTTGCCAGTTACTTGTTTACCAATTAGATTAACGAGATATCTTGGCATGCTCGACTTGCATTAATTGCTGCATGATCTTGATCGAAACCACTCCGCCCCATAATCTATTTTATCGTAGACCACTTCCATATATTCTATTATATCTTTTAATGCCAACTGAGTTATCCATATAAATATGAAAACTCATCTTTGACTTCACTTATTTGAATGAGTGATGAACCACATTTTAAACAAACAAAAATCTGGTTATTATCATTAAACCAAATTTCGTTGCAGTATTGACAATGTGCCATAAAACCAAGTGTCATATGTATTTGGCTCCCGAGGCAGGACTCGAACCTGCGACCCGCTGATTAACAGTCAGCTGCTGCTACCTACTGAGCTACTCGGGAATATTTCCTCTAAATCTTTCTAGATTTCCTATCTTCTCGCATTTTTAATACTTTCCAGCTTAACCAAATTACTCATTAACTTCTTCTATAAAATTTATTGGCTCTCCAGGTTGGATTCGAACCAACGTTCTAGGTTTCAAAGACCTATGTCCTACCTTTGGACGACCGGAGAATTGGACTAGCTAAAATTTCTAAATTATAATAAGCTACCTCTTTCTATACCATTTTATATTATGTTACGGCGACCCCAGAATTTTTTCCCAAAAACTGTCGTTCAACACCGACTGGGGTGACACAGGGTATTTTTTTCGGATAGATTGATGTTTCATTACATCCACCTTAACAGCTACGTAATGGTGCCCTATCCTAGTTGTCTTTCTTAGTTTGTAGCTAAACCGCCGTAATAAATCTGGTAGGGTCAGGGGGATTCGAACCCCACATTCGGAGCTTGAAAGACTCCCGTCCTGCCGTTAGACGATGACCCCAAAACCGCATTCAAATAACTTTTAATTCAATATCGTTTATATTATATCATAAAAAATAAAGGTTGTACATCCCCCTACCTCAATGGTTATACTCTAATAAATAAGTTGTCACTTTGGTGATAACACCATAAAAATAGTGTTCATTTCACGCTTTGGTTTCTCATCAATTTTAGAAATAGAAGAAACTTGCTCTACTGTTTTCTTAAGAATACTTAAACCAAGATCTAAATGAGTTTTTTCTCGACCTTTAAACTTAACAACAAGTCTGACAATATTTCCGTCTTTAAGAAACTTTTCAATTAAACGAATCTTATGTTGAAGGTCATAGGCAGCAATTGTTGGAGAAAGCTGAACTTCTTTTTTCTTTGGGATATTCAACTTCTTTTTTATTTCTTTTTCTTTCTTAGTAGCTTCATACTTAATCTTGCCGTAATCTAAAAACTTGCATATTGCAATTCCATCTTTGTCGACGGAAACTTCAACTAGATCTAATCCTTGACTATGTGCTGACTGCAAAGCATCTGAAATTTTTAGCTTAGATAATCCAATTGGAGTTACGATTTTAACCTCGGAACCTTTAACCTGATTGTTTATCTTGAATTCTTTGATATTATACCTCCTTTAAAAATTGTGTTCTACAAACTGGACATTTAGCTGGAAAATACTTATCGGGAACAAATGTAGTTGGCTTGAGACATTTTTGACAAATAAGAACATCTAACCCAAATGACTTTGAAACAAAAATTTGACACCAACGTTTACGATTGTTAAGTACAAATTTCTCTTTAATTGAAGACACCTTTAATCTCTTATTAACTAAAACAGCCCTATCTTGATTATTACCAAGATGGGGCTGTTTGTTTGATCTTAAGAATAGCTTTCATTATTTCATCATTCGTCGGGGCTCTCTTAAATATATATTTAAACTTTTTAAGACATGAAACACAAATTTGATCAGTTTCACAAATAAGTTGAGAACATATAAAGCATGTCTTAATCATTAATATATTATATTGCCTTTCAAACATAATGGTAGAGATGGAGAGGATCGAACTCTCACGCCTTTCGGCAGTGGTTTTTAAGACCACCCTGTATTCCTATTCCAGCACACCTCCACTGGAATCTACAAAAAGATTCGAACTTCTAATAGCTGCTTAGTGAATAAGATAAGACTTAACTAGTCTTTCTTTCCACATTTACAATTACTGCATTTGCATCCCATATTAAAACCTCGATTTTTTGGTAGGCCCCGAAAGAGTTGAACTTTCGTCTTGATTTTATAAGAATCCTGCTCTCACACCGTTGAGCTAGAGGCCCTTGAACCAATCATTAACTTACAATTATATAAACATCATCACTATTTTCATTATATTCCAGTTTACAATATAACATCAAAGAAAATTACTGGCTAGATCCGTCACCTTTATCTTGTCCGTTCCCACCTCCGTTCTTACGTTCAGCAAACCAGTATCCTACCATCATTGCAACTAAAGGGATGTAAACTTCAGTTCGTGGGGCTGTATCTGTAACGAAAAACACGCCGTATATGTAAGCTGCTGACAGAGAGAAAAATCCAACTAATGTCAATAAGCTTCGTAACGTCGTCGGGCTAAATAACTCCATTAAAGTGGCTAAGATCTTATGCATAGATTTGACTACCTCCTTTCTAAAAATGCTAAATATAACTTAACTTTACTAATATTTATTTAGCTTTTCTTACTTGATCAAAAATTTTATCGATTAAGTGACGATGAACTTGCTCCATTTCAATTGAAGAAATACCATTAAGAATTGCTATAGTTTCAGCCGAGTAATTAGATTTAAACGGCTCATAAGCCCGGTTTAGATCAGAAACATTATTAAGGCGATCAGCAAGCTTAATAAGAAGAGCTTCAGGAGACATAAAAGACATCTTCTTAATGTAATATTCTACTCTACCATCGTCTACTTCAATCTTTGGCATATTCGTTACTTCCTTAACAAAGGTTAAAACTGTGTTGCCAAAAATGTTTTTAATTTCATCTTCAGTAGTATTCGTATCCTCAAGGACATCATGAAGAAATGCTGCTGAAATCGTGTAATAATCATCAGTCAATGACGATACAAGAAGACCAACAGCTAACGGGTGAACAATATAGGGTCTACCACCAATTCTCTTTTGGCCACGATGCTTTTCTAAAACGAACTGAATTGCTTGTACGTAATCTTTTTCTTTCATTATCTCCCAATCATTTTATGGACCCCCTGACGGGATTTGAACCCGCATATCCAATTACGATTACTTGCTTAGAAGACAAGATCGATACAGGGGGTTGATACATGCCACATATTGTACCCCCGGGAGGATTCAGACCTCCAACCTTATGGTTCAAATCCATTCGCTCTATTCTATTGAGCTACGAGGGTATTAAGCTCTTAAAACCATAAATTTAAGACTATGGAGCACGCGAGGAGATTTGAACTCCTGAACTCTGCTTGGAAAACAGATATGTTGCCACTACATCACGCGTGCACATTCAATTATATTATAAACTATTCGTTTGTTAGAACGACCTCATCATCTTTCTTCTTATTCTTGAGAGAAGCCTCAGAATTAAGTAATTCGACATGTTTTATAAATTTATCTGGAGTTAAGGATTTAACTCCGTTTAGCTTAATTTCTTTATTGTCAACCACTATATCGTCTTTAATAGCAAAATTTAAGAAGTTTTGTTTATCAGCCGGAACATGTCCGATATCTGGGAAAATAGTTCTACCCCATCCCCTAGAATAATTTTTACCTTTATCAGACCAGAGAATTAAAGCTTCAGCCTCTACACGTAAAGACTGCTTAATTGCTTCAATTAGTGGTTGATTTAAATCATATTTAGTTTCCCCGTCCCAAAGAACTAGAGTTTCTATATCTATAAATAATCTCAAAATAATCTCTCCTTGATTTATTTGTGGTTAATCGAGATCCGATCTCTTTAAAAGATTAATTTTTCTTTTCTGTTAAATTAAAAGTAATTCTGACAATCTGTATAGATAGTAAAATAAACCACCATAACATAATTGATCTTGCCATATTAATTTGAGGAATAAAAGATAGCTTGTTAGCTATAAAGTAAAAACAAAGACCAAGTGGAGTACCGCACAATAAAATACTCCAAGTAATTTCAGAAATTTTTCGACAGAATTTATATTGTTTTTGTGGTTCTTGCGGTTTTTGCAATTTTTGTGGTTCTTGCGGTTTTTGTGGTCTTTTCGGTCTTTGTGATTTTTGTGGTCTTTTCGGTCTTTGTGATTTTTGTGGTGGTATATTAGTAGTCATTTTAAATCCTTTTCTTTATAAGTGTATCGAGGCAGGATTCCCCACTCTGCTCCATTTGGGGAGTTTCACCCCCTCAAATCTCTTACCAGACTACCCGTATCGATAGTCCCTCGATATCTATAAATGAAGGGTGAACCCCACGCCCTTCTTGTTACCATTTAACCGGACCCAACTATTAAAATAATTGGGTGAATTATACCGGTTTATCTCATGTCTGGGAACTCGCGATGCTCGCCATCCGCAATGATTGTCAATTCAATCCAGGTAACCTTCCAATAATTTTATTGGTACACCCGACGGGAGTCGAACCCGCACCTTGCTGATTAAAAGTCAGCTGCTCTGCCTTCGAGCTACGGGTGCATTAATGCATTATATCAAACTTTCTATTAATTAACATCCACTTTCTTTTCTAAAGATTCTCCTCTTCTCTTTGCTAACTTATGATCTGGACCAGTCCAATATATCGTAACACCTGTTTTTTCTATGTGCCAAGAATGATCCCAACGATGAGAAGTTTTCTTTAGACATTGTATTCTCTGAGAACCAAAAATAAGAACACAACCACAGTATTTAGGTTTTTGTTCTATATATAATGGACAACTTTTTTGATGTGCCTTCCTGACTTTTTTCAATCCAAGATTATTGCATTTGCAATTTGGATCATGCGGAACTTGATCATACTCTTTTTTGCTCCAAGGACGTTGAGTACAGAGGCAAAATGGATGCTCACATTTTCTGTCTTCCATAACGTCTTTAAAAACATGATTATGCTTACACTTGTAACAATAAGGAATAAATTGATCTTGACCAAGTTTAAAATCAGACTCTCTCATTGCATTTATGAGAATTCGATTTGGCCAAACTTTATTCGTCATTCGCCTCGTTTTCTTCTTCTTGTTTATGTTTACGTCTTGGTTTATCTTCACCTATTTGTTTACTTATATCTTTGATTTCTTTTTTCAAGAATTCTGTCAAAGACAGGGCTTCATTTTCTGGAAGTTTTCTTTTAAAGTCTTTCAATATCCATAAATAAATATCGTCAGTAACTGAATCACGGACTGACTGTAGAAGTAGCTTCATGGTTTCTTGAGACACCACCTTTTATTGCCTCCTCTATGCTTAAAATAACTGATAGTAAATTCTCATATATTTGCTTTTCAGTCATAGTCGTGTTCGATTCTAATTTCATATTAATATAATTTTTAACTTCATCTAACTTTTCAACATTAACGTTGGATAAATCTTTTTTCACATTTGAGATAATAAAATTAAGACCGTGAGGACAAATAATTTTAAATTCGCCAGTCGGAATCAACTTCCAACCGACCCCACTAAATGGATCAACAAAGAGGCAAACACAGCCATCATTAAGAGTCGCAGTCAAAAAAGATTTCATAAATTCCTTTCATATTAAAGTTGTCTATCTATCATTTCATGATATGTATATTGGAGCCACCGACTGGATTTGAACCAGTGACCTGCTCATTACAAATGAGCTACTCTACCACTGAGTTACGGCGGCAATAACATTTCTTATTGTATAGAAAGCCAGTCTTATTGATTATATCATCTTTCTTGAAAATCAGTAAACAGTTTCTTGTAAATCAATTTCTTTTCTTTCTGACGGTTAGCTACAATAAGTTTTCTTCTCAAAGCTTCGAAGTAACACGGACGCCCACAAAAGAAATTATTATATCCCCTTTTCTTAAAAACTTTAACCCTAGTGGTCTTCTTCTTAAAAATTTTGGAGCAGATTGGGCATGTAAAAAAGACAAACAAAGCTAAATCTTTACATTTATCATCACAATAACGTTGAAACTTTATTCGATCTTGTGGAAGATGAGATTTACAGTATTTACAGAATACGATTTTCTTCTTTTTCTTTCTAATCTTTCTTGGTAATGGTGCTAAACGAGTTGAAACTCCGGAGTCTTTAAGAACCTTAAGAACCCAAGTATGATCGACTCCAAATAAATGTCCTAACCTTCTTGAAGAAAACCATGGGAATTCAATTTTTGACTTTACGATCTTTTCTTTGAGTTTTCTTGCTTGGAATCTTGATCTTCTCATTTAGTAATTCTTTTCTACAGTCTTGTTCAGCCTTATAAGCTCTTTTTTCAAAAGGATGTTCATTATATTTTTTAAAAATCTTTAAAATCAGATAAGTAACATACCACGGTATAACTCCCCATCGAAGAGCTTCATACCAATGAAAGTGTTCATGAATTTTAATACATTTATCATTTTTGTAATATTCATTTTTATAGAAGATAAATGGCCATAGTGTTATAGCCCCAAAATTGCCGGGAACAATACGAGAATTAATTATTTCAATTGGTTTCATATAATTTCCTCCGAAATTTCTTACTAATCCCAATACGGGACTTTCCTGGTAGCTCCTGAAATGTCAATTGACCACCAACCGGATGGTCGAACAAAGACATCACCACCACCGTCTATTTCTGGAGCATTCGTGGTACCAGGACGTAGTTTTGTACCCCAAGTACCAAGATCAAGAATACTACTATTAAGAGTAGCAATAGTTTGTCCATTGACTCGGAAACGGTGGAGTTTGCTATTAGCAACGTTAAAAACCATGTCTCCAGACGAGACCCCACTATCTCTCAGGATATACCACGATGAACCGCTAGGCGTATAATGATCAGTATCTGCTTGATATGGAACTCGAGAATAGAACCCACCTCCTTGGGCGTAAAAAGATATCACACCTCCATGAGAGACAATAAAATTTTCAGCAGTAGGAGTATTAATATATAAATCAGACGAGGAATCAATATGCATGTAATATGTTGAGGGGGTCGGATAGCTAGTGGAATAAGAGTTCTGAAAGATTAATGAATTAATTCCATTTAAAGTTATTGATGTGCCTGATATGTTCATCGACTCCAAATAAGAGCCGGACACGAGAACACCATATCCCGACTTAAATTTAAGAGACGCGCCAGGAGCAACTTGGACTACTAAAGCTGCAGCATCTCTACCAATTCCATATAAGGAAACCGGAATAGTACTATAGTAGGGAAACTCAATGCCCTCTCCGAGGCGGAGAGTTGTTTGTTCATTCTCTTTAATATTAAACCACTTCGTATCAGAAAGATTAATGGAGATATCGTCAGAAATAGCTTGACTTGAATACACATTCGTTGTATAAACAGAGTTAGAATACAGCTCCTTCCAGACATACCTATTTAGGCCTCCATTACCTAATTGTCCAAGATTATAAGTATTATCTGCTGAAGGTAATGCCGATGCAGTGAAGGTGGCTGAGTTACCGCCGAATGTAGAAAGACGTAGTATGGTTGTACCACTAGTAGAACCAAAGTACAAGTCGCCAGAACTGAGGGCATAAATACCATCAATGTACAGTGCGTTGCTATGAAACTTCGCAACGACACTAAGGGCTCTAACGATATAGAGACTTGCGGCGCTATTACCAACGGTAATGTTTAGATCGTTTCCTGTACGAGTAATTGCGCAATCACTGCCAATGGGCTTAAGCACAGATGTAGCACCAGTAAATCGTAAGTAGCCACTTGCGGCTTCCGAGCCACTATTTACTGAATTGTCAATAGAGATTCCAGTAGAAGATATTGTAACAGCACCACCACCACCATAAAATTTACCGTCTGAAGATCTTAACTCAGTTTGAAGATTTCCTCCATTATATCCAGCAATATGGTCACCATCAAGAGTAAATCCAGTAAATCCAGTAAAATTTCCCGAAGGCACAATCTCACTGTTGTCAATAAACTTTTTTGCGGTTGAGGGAAGTTTAATTGCTCCGGCTGTTATTTTTCCAAGATCTGCAGAAAAAGCAGAAAGTTGATTAGTCATAATAGTCGAGGCTGTAAGTTGTGGACCAGTTATGCCTACTACTACAACATCAGTTTTTCCAGTCGTATAATTGCATTTAGCGGTTGCGAAAATATGAATACTGCTTCCAAGTGCAGACGTATAACTATTAGTAACACCAATATTTGAACTACCCTTTGTTATATATATCCAATGAATATCATTAGCGTTAGTTGCTAGAGAGACTGAATTTCCAGTACTGGGGGAAGTTAACGTTTGTGTTGAACCGTCTGAAAATCTTGCTGTTGTACTATTCCATATAATTTGATCTGGAGAATCAACTGAAGCCCCACTACTATGAGCAGCCGCCGTTGTCAGGCTGTTGTATCCTCTACTACATCCAGTAAAAGATACGCCAGTTTTACCTGTATATACAATTCTTTCTGCATCAATAAAGATTGTTCCAGAAGATGGAAATTCAGCAGTAGAACTTACTGCTATTGTAGTTGCACCACTAGTAATAGCGCTCGTAAGAGTAGTAGATGGAGCTCTTAAATTAACAACTGAATCAAATTGAAGAAATTGGGAATTGCTTGGTATTCCACCAATTGCTGATGGAGCTTGAGCTTGACCTTCTTGTGCTATATTTAACGTATGTTGCAGTGGATCAACAAGAATCGAGCGTCCTTGGAATGCACCAACAACTTTTATTTTGGATCCAAATGAACCCGGACTTTCATTGTAACTAATTTCAGTAACAACCATATCAGTATTGTTAACACTTGAAACATAAGAATTTTTAATTCTAATAGAATTCCCGGTTCTTATAAGTGTATAAGCCCCATTATAATAAAAGTATGGCCACTTATCGATACTAAAGTCTCCACGAATTATAGAAGCACCTTCTTTTTTTAGTACTTCAGCTACTATAGCTTGAGCTTCCGTTTCACTCGTAACGTGGTATTTTGTTAATACTTTTTCATTATCCTGACCCAGTGTTTGTCTTGGCACAGCGTCTAAAGTTGCTGTGGCATTACTCGTTGCCCCCTGAATCGTCTGGTTAGTAGTTAGAATGTTTGACTTCCATGTAACAATCAAAAAACCATCTCCAACATATTCAATTGTTGTGCCGGAAGGTATACCGGCCGCTGCGCCGGTAAGAGATTCTCCAACTTGGAACGTGCCATTATGATTCGAAGTATCTAGAAGATGAACAATTTTAGTTTTGGGCTCTCCGTTTGAAGTTTCATATTCAAGTCTAACTTTTGTTATAATTTCTTTTCCAGAAGTCTTAAATGAATAATCTGGGAACATTGCTTTTACTTGATTTGTATCTGTAGCTAATCCATATTCAATTGTTAAACCCTGCCCATAAGTTGGTTTTGATGCACGCTTAAAGTAGTTCATCTTTGGAGTTGGTATATTTCCATTAAAAACTGGTTCAAGATAATAATCATATCCAAAGTTATTTACAACAGTGTTCTCCTGTGGATCCTCTTGAGCAAGTTGAAATATCGTACTCAAAGCTGATTGAACCGTTTTAGAATAATCAATACTAAGCACACCAGAAGCTTCTGTTTTAGTAGAATTTGCAAATCTAGTCGAATCAGTTGTATCAATATTTATAATTGTTCCATCACTATAAGAATGATCCGCAACTATTTGTTTGATTAACGCACTTCTTGTAGTAAAAGTATAACCCGCACTTGTGGTGTAGTCTTTATCGTTAATTCGACTATTTAGTTCATGAAAATTATCTCGAGCCCTAATTATAAGAATCTGACCAAATTGATCATCAAGCATTGGTTCAGTAGATATAATCTTACCGTAAAATAATATTTTTGCCGTGTTATTTTCAATAATTCTAACCCTTTGAAAAGTATTAGACGAATATGTACTTTCTTTAGTAGAAAGAGCATTGGCTATGCAGATTTCAGCAGACATTGGAAGTCCAAGCTTATCATTAACAATAATCCAAAACGTGTCCTCGTCTGTGTTCCACGCACTGTCGATATCAAATCCACTGTCTTGATATTGAAAAGTCATCATTGATGCCATATTATTACTTTCTCTTTCCGGCCAAAAAATTCATGCTGTAAGACCAAAAATGCTCTGTTGCTGCACTAACTTCAAATCTTGCACTTTTAATCCTAACAGCATAGCGATCTCCATTAACTGTTATTTCTAAGGTATCGTTCCACCAGTCAATAATTTTGTCTTCAAGATTTTCTTTTGAAGGAATAGTGACTCCTCCGTCGGATGAAGAAGTTTCATCTATAATTCCAGAAACTGAAATAGTCCCCGAGAAAGAACCAAAATCCATAAATATTGGATCACGTCCACCTGGCACAGGAATAGCAGAAGGCCCTCTGTCGTAAGCAATAGTTGCAGATTCAGCTTGAAGATGATATGTAGTCACATCTGCACCAGAACTGGCTAATTTTATGCTAAGTACTGACATAATAATACCTCTCTAACTGTATCTACTTCATACCAAATCTTGGTGTTTGTTGTGGAATGTTCTTAATTGATATTTGAGTAGCCTCGCTTATAGTAGATGGTTGAGTCGCTATATTTATAGTGACATTAGATGTATTATTTACTACTTGCTGATTATTAGTCTTCGAACCAGAAATTTCACCAGCTTTTGTTCGTATAGTATCCCATAATTTTGAACCTATACTAGCAATTGATTCCCCATTTTTTGATTCTATTTTTGTATTTTTTGACTCTTCTGCACTACCCATAATCATACTGAATGGCCAAATACGTTTAAGCCCGTCAAAAAGGTTGGAGAATAAACTCGTTATCCAAGTAACAACTTCAGTTTTTGCGTTATTCCAAATATTTCTAACTAATTCCACAATACTATCCTTTATGCCCATAATCGTATTCCAAAAATCTTTAAGAATATTCCAAACATCTGCAACTATACCCCAAAGATCTTTGAGCTTTGACCAAAGGATTTTAAAACCTTCTACAACTTCTTCTACTCGATCTTTAAGAAATGCGAATGCAAGCCTGTGTGGAGTAAACGCTATCTCAAAGACGTTTAATATAGTATGAAAAATTTCGGTTCCAGCGGCTTTAATTGGTTCCCAAACTTTATCTTTAGCCCAACTCCAAATTAAATCCCAAGTTTCACCAGCTTTTGTTAGTATAGCATCCCATAATTTTGAACCTATACTAGCAATTGGTTCCCAAACATTTGTTATGACCCATTGAACGACAGTTGACCAGGCCTTTGATACTAGTTCTGGAAATGCTTTTGTGAAGAAATCTGAAACTGCAGACCAAGCATTTGATAATAGTTCTGGAAATGTTTTTGTGAAGAAATCTTTAGCCCCTTGTACAACATTAGACCAAATTTCTGGGAAATTAGCAAAAATACCACTTATTTTGTCTACAAGTTTAACTACATCGGTCCACATCTTCCCAATGGCTTCAATATTTCCTCCAAAAATAAACTCAATGAGCTTCCCACCTACAAGTCTCCCCAAGAATTCCGAGATCGATAGAAAAAAGTCTATGGCTGTAGCAAGATATTCTGCCATTTTTATGAGGATTGGCATAGCTGTCGCCAGAAGGGCTGCTATTCTTGGCATTAGTGGGGCAAGAATAATGTCTACCAATGCTCCTATGACTGTGAATACTGTCCCCAGTATTTCTCTAATAAATTTAGATTGCTGAAGTAGAGCCGTAATAAGTCCTACCAGGCTAAACGAAGATTGACCCATTCCCGCAAGATTCTTAGATACACCTGTCATTATATTAAATAATGATTGTCCACCAATACCCATAGTCATCAACATGTCTTTTACAGCGGCTCTATTACTTTTTTCGTTTTTAAGCCAATCCTTAAATGCTTCAGCGTTGTCCGATCCACCGCCACCGGGTCCACCACCAGGTCCACCGCCACCAGGTCCACCACCAGCTGCAGCGGCAGCTTCAAGTATTGTTGCTTCGATCGTTATATGACCGAAAGTACTACTACTACCAAAATTAGCCACTAGATTTTACTACCTCTGCTTGCTTTTCTTGCTTAACGTGAAGAATAGCTAAAATAACTAAAATTGTTTCTTCCTCAAATGACCCGATGGTTTCAAAAGGAATTCCGGCTTCAAGCAATTCAAGAGTTATCAACCAATTTGAGAATGTGAAAGATTCATAGGCGCTTATCCCGGCAGTAGACCCCCCTATGAAGCGCCGAAATCTTTTTTTATTTCTTCAACACTGATCTGGCTCTGACTAAATGCTTTTGGAACCAAGGCTTCAAGTGCAGCACCAAATTCTGAACTAATTTGAGTCAAAAATACTTCTGTTGTTGGTCCCCATGGAGCTTCAACAATCATGTACTTAAGGCATTCTTTAACATAAGAATCGCCGTCGAAGCTTGTATTACCAGAAGAATCCCACTTTATACACTGAGAAACCAGCTGATTCTTTTTGCTCCAAGATAGATTTCTAACCTTTACTGCAAACTCATCGTTTCCAATCTTTAATTTCATTTCTTTAACATTTGAAGTCGTCAAATATTTTGACGCATCCCATTGACTTGTCATTTAATTCTCCTTTCGAATCTTTTATGGATAAACTGCTACACTATCTGTTACAACAATTTTCAAGCTTCTGAAAAGTAATTCAAGATCGACTTGAGTTGGAGATTCTGTACCAATATTATGCTTTGCACTTAGAATCAATGCACCTTGTCCTGCTTCGTTGCTCGTATTTGGAAGACCGGCAGTCGGAGTTTCATCGTTCGGAATAGAGAAACTTATGGTATCGTTAGTCCCACGAGTAAAATCTAACTCAACTGCGAAACCTTGGAGAGTTGAACTTGACGTTGAATAGTTGCCCTCAAGAAGAAGTTCTTTAAACAATGTTCTAGTAGAACTTGTTGCAGAGATAGAATCAGGAAGAGCTACAACGCAACCCATTCTATATTCTCGACGTTGAACTTGAATTTCTGAAGGACCTCTTTGACTTCCAAATTGTCCACGAATGTAATATCTCGGTTGTTCGTTATTATTTATACTAATTCGGAAATTCCTAATTCTTGCAAATTCAGTGCCAAAAAATTTTATAACCCCCTGGCTGAAAAAGTATGGTTCAGTAGTCGGGTAAGAAATGGTTGGAGTGCTGAGATACTGACCATATTTTGGAAGGTCAGCAGAAACACCATAGTTAGTTTGATATCTCTGATTATGAATCATGTCGAGGAATGGAACAGAATCCCAACTCATTGTCATAACCCCACCTTCATCAGCAGAAATTGTAGCTTTCGAAATAAGTCCTCCAACATAACGTCGAATAATATCATTTGCCGTTGTTTCACCTGAATCTCGAAGCAAAACGCTCCAAGAAACAGTATCTAAATCTGTAGTTTCTGATATCGTATGGACGTATGTGCCTGAAACTTTAGCTACGGTTCCAGTTCCAGAAGAGTGTGTTAACATCAATGGATAATTCAATGTAACAGTTGTGCCACTAATTGCAGCAATCTGACGAACTTCTGCGTTTGTCGTTAAGCTATTCCCACTACCGATTTGAAGAAAATCATTGACAGACCAACCAGTGGTCGCGCTCACCGCAATGCTTACGTCGCCTTTGTCAGTGGTCGTAGATAAGTTAGCAATGTTGGAAGTATTTGAATTTGTCGTAACCACTTTCCCAATCGGAAACCTAAATGGAAATCCATTAAGAACAATAAAGTTTGAAAGACCTCCAGTAAAACTTTGTCGACCGCGATATGCCTGAGCAAAGTCTCGCTTAAATGATGTACCTAAAAACCAATGTGGAGTAACTTCAGGGGCTAAATCTGGAACTTCAATTGACTGATACGTACCAGGCCAAAACGTAGCATAGGAATTACCTGAAGTTACTCCATTCGAATTTAATTCTTTACACGATCCACCAGTTGCCTCGGAAGTACCATGAGCAAAAGCTAACGGAATATCAAAAGTTACAATCTTTGATGCAGTATTAATATTAACAACTTTTCGAACTTCATATTCTGCAACATAGGTTGGATCTCCAATCCTAATTTGATCTCCAGCAGCAAGATTGGTCGTATTTGCAACTGTAATTGATCTATCTCCAGGATTTGCAGCAACAGTCAAATCTGCTACAAATTCTGTTGTAGTACCAGTGCCCCTGTCAAAGGTTCCACCAGGACCTGCTTCTGCAGCAAAACCAAATTCAACTTGATCATTACGATAAATTGCCAATTTAAAAACTCCTTAAAAAAACAAAAAAGCGAGATACTTCAACTCTCGCTTTCCTTTTCTTTACTCTATTATATTATATATTTTTATGTATCAAGAATAATTGAAACATTTTCTAAGACAATAGATATCTGTCCATGCCATATATTGTCTTCTTCTTGAGATCTTTCAACAAAATTTCGATATAGAATTCTTTGGAAGTTAGTCATTGAATGTCTTTGATTATGACAAATACGACGAATTTCTCCCATTAAATCATACAATTTTTGACGATTAGTCGATGTATAAATTTCTGACAAAATATTATATGATCTATTCCCATATTTATGGTTTCCAAGTGGAATTTCTTCTAGAGCTGGAGAATCCGGCCTAAAAATTACCAAATCTCCACGATTCCTAAACTCGACAAGTAGTTCTTGATTAGTATTATTAACAATCAAAAGCTGTGGTTTAGCTACATTGCTAATATTCCACTGAGAATTAAACAATGATTGTACATCTTCTAACGGTATTACTTCAGCCATAATAATATTCCTCTAATCTGGAAACTCCAATTCATCTTTCGTAAAATAGCTTACTGCATGACCTTGAATAATAACTTCTTGTTCATACTCATACCCACTAGTAAAAGCCCCAAAGTAAACTAAAACATCTTCAGGTGGGATTTTTTTACGAAAAAGAACACCTGTTATAGCATTATTTAATGCAACACTACGAGTAAGACTCCATCCAGCTGCCCCACCATGCGGCATTGCAATAGGATCTTTATCTTTCGCCGCATTATACGAGTTCATTACTTGATTTCTTATAGAAGCCCCCCTTACACCTCTCCAAACAGTCAAAAGATTATTTGTAGATGAAGCTTTTGTTTTTAATAAAGCTTGAGAAGCTACTATATATGGAATAAAACTAACAGCCGCTTCTCTTCCTTCTCTATAATGTTTTTCAAATGAATCAGGAGGTATCTTTGATCGTGCTTTAGCTGAAGTAAAGTAAAACAATTCGTCTCCGTAACGATCATTCCAAACACCTAATAATTCATTACATGCCGCTCTTAATCTAACTTGGGCAGGAGTACCACCACCCTGCCAACCATCACAATAACTTTTGACGACAGTTACATCAAGTGAGTTAGCCAATCCAAATTTTTTAATTTGATCAAAGATATTTTCTCTATCGGGTTTTGCTTGGCCAGTTATAGTCCATTGTATTTTTAAAGCTTCTTCGAGTATTGACTTGTATTTATCATTTTTTGAGGCTTTAATTCTGTCTAAAACTTTAATTGTTGCTGTTGAGCCAAATTCCTGTACTACTTTTACAGCTTCTGATTTTTGAGGTGTCGATATTTTTGCAGGAGCATAATTGTACGTTTTACTTACTGGATTATATTGATATCCAAGTATTTTTTGAACTATATCATTTCTTCGAGAAATAAGGATCGAAATTAAATCATTTTTCTTTGCGGTACCTAATTTAGTTTCATAATTATTGACAGCATTTTCAATGTGCTTATCTGTAATTCCCATAAGTTTATTTGCACCGAATTTTAAATTTTCTTTGGTTACAGAAGAGAACACCTTAGAAGCCATTGGAGCATAAGACGAATCCTTCATAGAGTCTAATTCTTTAACTTCATTGCCGAAAGGTTTTATACCACCAGTCCCCTTAAAATGCATTGATCCACCAGGATCAATTCTATAAAAAGTACCATTTGATTCAATAATATTGTTGGAATTATATCCGCCAAGAACATCCCAGTTTGCTAACCAAGCATCAATAACGAAGTCTTTTTTAATTTCTTCTTTTCCGACGCTAGAAACAGCTAATTCGTCTGGAGATTTGACTACTGAGTTTGGAAGCCATGAAACTTTAATTGCTGACTTATTATTAAGCATAATTGATTCTGTATTAGCAACAGGAACAGAAGCTAATTGATATAAAGACGTCGCTAATTGCTCAACACCATGATGCTCTTCAGATTGAGGAAACTTAATATAATATTCTAATCCAGTTTTAGTATCCCTGTATTTTCCACCAGGATTATAACCCATCTTACCTTCAATTTTTTCAAGCCGTTTATCCCAATCAATATTCTCAGTTGTTACTCCATTAACATCGGGAGGAGAGTAAGTCGATGTCGGGGGTTTGACAGGACTTGATACTGTAGTAGATATAGAAGAAG